CTCACTGCTGAGATTGAGTACGTTGGCATTGGTCCCTGCTGCTGCTTTCAGAATCGAGGATCGTCCCGCGCCAATGATGAGGCAATTACTCGGCACGAGCAGATCCGCACTGATGATGTAGGTACCGCTTGGAATGAAGACACTACCGCCGCCACTGGCAGCAGTGAGCGCAGCCTGAATGGAGGCGGTATCGTCGGTAGAGCCATTGCCCAGAGCGCCGAACTGTTTGACGTTGCTGTAGTTGGTGGGCACCAATGCGATAAAGGTCATGACTGCTGCTCCTAACTATGCGTACCGACGTTGTAGCGTATGGCATCCGCGAGGTAGGGCAGGATCGCCGTGGCCAGCGTGCGACCATCTAACACGAGGTTCACGGGTTGTGTGCTGCCGCCGTTGCTGGCACTGTTCCTGCCACCATTGTTGCCCCCTGCCACACCGCCGCCCCCTGCGATGCTGTTGAGGCGATTATTGGGCGTCACCTGTGCACCCTTTGGCAGATACACCAGTTCTGGCCCTTTTTCACCAACCATCGCCAGACCCCCAGGAGCATTATCCGTGCCCTCGGCAAAGCCCGCCCAGTTGGCTATGCCCCCGATGCCTGGGATATTGTTCACCGCATTTTTGATGGTATCGCCGATGCGCCCAGCCGCCGATCCGAGTTGCCCGATCAATCCAGAGATACCGTCGATGACATGTTGCACGATGCCGCGCCCGAAGTTTGCCGCGCCTGCCAGGATACCATCCCAGGTCGATGATATTTTTGTGCCGATGGAAGCAAGCCCCCCCGCGATTTTTCCTGGCAAAGATTCGATCCCATTGACAACATTGATCACCAAATCCGAAACACTCTTGACCGCATTGTCTTTGAATTGTCCCAGTTTTCCGAGGACCGATCCGAGAAAATCCCCGATAGCGCCGAACATTCTACCGATGCCATCTTTCAGGTTGCCAAACCACCCAAGCAGATCACCGATGACACCGATGATATCCCCAAGTGTGCCAATTAGCCAACCGATGATGGTGATTGCGATATTGAGTGCAGGGCCTACCACGTTTTGCAGCACCCACCCGATCAGACGAAACGCAGGGATGAGGATCGGTGTGATTTTGCCGATCAGGTTTTCGATCGGCGGGATCAGTTTGGTCATGATGGTTGATGCGATGCTCTCGACGGTCGGCACGACATCGGTTTTGATGACCTCGGCCAGTGTCCGCAACACGGGTAAAATCGTCTTATCGAACCAGAGGGAGAATTGTTCCGCAGCAGGAATCACATCCTTGATAATGAAGGTGGCGATCGAGGTGATAGCGGGTACGACATCGGCCTTGATGATCTGTGCCAGTTGTCCCAACATCGGCAGGATATTTTTCACATACCAGTTCCCGAATTGTACTGAGGCTGGCAAGACGGTCCCCATGATAAAGCTACCCAGTTGCGATAACGCGCCCATTGTCTCGCCTTTGACGACCTGTGCCAACAGCGTCAGCGCTTGGTTTGGTTTGCTGAGGGCATCAAGGAAACCGCTGAGTGCTGGCATCACATTCGTCGTGAACAGCGTCGCGAGTTGCCCCAAGACGGGAAGCAGCAAGGTGCCAAACTTGATCGCCAGGGTGCCGACGACCTCTTTGGCTTGATCCAGTTTGAAGTTGAAATCGCCTTGCACATCCGACCAACCGATGATGCTCTTGCCGCCATTTTTGACCGCATCCCCCACGCTCTTGACGTTTGCCTTGAATTGGTCAAGATGCGTGCCACCCAGATCGAGCATCGCATTGAGGTTCTTCTGCCCACCCGCAATGGCGATCAAGGCCTTGTTATATTCGAGTGATCCGGCGGGGAATTTCTTCCCCACGGCGTCGGTAATCTCTTGTAGTGTCGCTGGCAAGCTCTCTTTCATATCCGCATTGACTTGCTTTGCCGAGAGACCTATCGATTCAAGCGCCTTGCTGGCTGCCGACGTGGGGGATGCGAGACCTTTCAGCATCTGTCCGAGATAGGTGGCAGCATCCGCAGCAGGGACACCCTCGCCCGTCATCGTCGCCATCGCCCCTTCTACATCGTTCAGGCTCACACCAAAGCTCGATGCGATCGGCAAGACATGCGACATCGCGCCTGCCAGATCGTTCATATGCGTCTTGCCATTGGCGACGGTGGCAATCAGACCATTGACCGCTTGTGCTGAGGTAATATTGCTGTCTTTATAGTCCGTCATCACGGTCGTCATCGCATCAGCGACGGTGCCCAGGTCAGCGACCCCTACTTTGGCTCCGCGTGCGGCATCGCCTAACGCGACGAGTGAGGCTTTGCCGTGGATGTTGGCACTATCGATGTTATACATACCAGCGATCAATTGCTGTGTCGATGTCCCTGTATCCACCGCCATCTTCAAGACGCCATCGGAGACCATTTTGAGGTTGCTCTGTGATTCACCCGCGCCTGTGACAAGCGAGGTCATGCCTGCCTGGAAGTCGCCAGCCATCAACACCGATTTGACGCCAGCGACAATCATCGCCCCGCCAGCCACCAATGCAAACGCGCCAATAGCCGCGCCAGCCGAGGCCACTTGTGCGCCCATTGCGGCAAGTTTGCTCTCAGCTTCGCCCGTATCGGCTCCTACTTTGACTTGTAACTGCGCAGCATTGACGGGCATGATATGTCCCTCTCAGGTCTGCTTATTTTTGATGTCGTCGGCTTGTGCTTCGGCAGATGCGGCGATCACGGCTTTGTCACGCCACCAGACCGACTGCGCCATGAGATCCCAGGGGGCCACGCCTAAGTATTTGGCGGCTTGCATCAGGCTATACCAGTCAGGACACCATGCGGTCGCTGTCTCTTCGCCTAATACCAACCAGCGACGCAAGGCGACTAGCTCTGGGTCTGGGCCGTCGCTGGCCTCTTCGCGTTTGGGCGTACATCTCGCACGATCGCGCCGTAGATCTCGCCGCGCAACACCATCGGCAATTGGCTGATCCGTTCGACCGTCAATGGTACGGCGATCGTCTCTTCCGCATCTTCGTAGAAGTCCCAGGATGCCACCACATCGACGATCGCCGTATCGAGTGCGGCTAGGGCGTCTTTGGTGGCTTGGGTCGTCTTGGCATCATCGAACGTAGAGCCGATCAACATCCGATCTTGGGTGATCAGCGCGGGATGATAGACGATATTGAGGCTGCCGGTGTCGCCAAAGTCCATCGTGACGGTAGCGAGATTCGTGACCATCTTGGCAAAGCTGAGTGGCATCGTGTGTGCTCCTAAGTTGAAATAGAATCGTTGGCTAGAGTGATGCGATCAGGTTCGTTACCGTGACCATCTGTGATTTGCCCCATGTGTTGTCTTCGACGATGGTGCATTCCCATTCGATAGCGAAAACGCCTTGATCGTCAGCAAACTTTGTCGGCTTGCCCACTTTGATCGCCATATCGTGTTGGAAGACGTTGTACACCGTGCCTGGGCCATCGGCAGCGATCGCATTGCCTTGCGCATTGGCTCTCAGGTAATAGGTGACGCCACTTTGTAGGTAGCCCAAGAGCGCCATGCCTTGCGCGTCGGCTTCCAGTTTCAGCTTGAATTTGCTGGCAGGGACCGTATCGACATGCGCGGCCCATGATGCGTTGGTACGGTTGAACACCCAGAGCGGGCTATACACGCCAGCAACCGCAAAGTCGATCGAGAGCGCACGCAATAACTGTGTGGTGCCTAGCGCTGCCGCTGATGAGTCAAGATAGAGGTTCAAATGCTTCGAGACGATCGGCGCTATGGGGACCGCGACGGGGGATGCGGTGAGGGTGATCGCGTCTTGCAAGGGTTGCGCGATCATCTTCGTGCCATTCAGCGTGATATCGGTACGGGTGCCTTTGTACCCAAAATCGGTAAAGAGGCCGTAGGCAAGGCTGTGTGCGCGTACCGCGTCGCCTTGCTCGATCGAGAGCGTTTGAGGCACGATCGATCCAGTGATCGGCGGCGTAAATATCCAGTCTTTCGCGGTGACAGACGTACCATGCGCGACAGGAGAAGCAGCGCCAAAGACACCGCCAAGCGGATAGATCACGCCGTTATAATCCATGTTCCCAGAGACATCGACTGACGACCATTCTTTGTTTTCCTCTTGGGTGCTCGGATACTTTCTGCCAGTTCCGCGATAAAAATTAACATCGGCATCGATACCGATGTCAAAGCTGAACATCTCTAACAGCTTGGTACAGGCAACTTTCGTGCCCAATGCGGTCAAGCTCTCAGCACCTACGGCTATATGCTGATTGACGGTGGTTCTCTCTGCTGTCCATGTTGGCATGATAGCTGCCTCCTATGATCCTTGTAATTGAATGCGGTACATGCCGCCCAGATGCGACCATGCGACGCCGTTGATCAGTTCGCTCATGGCAATCGTTTGCTCACGATAGCAGGCCAGCACACCGCCAGATGCCAGGGTCAATGGTCCTACACGGCCTAGCAGTGCATCGATGCGGTCAGCAATGACCACCAACACCGCATACTGTGCTGAGGGACCGATTGCCTTTACTTGCACGAGCAAATTGACGAACAAGCGTTTGACGTTCATGGTCAGGACATCCGTACCCGCTTGTTGCAGATAGAGTGCATACGGTGTATTCGTGCCAAGGTCTGCAAAGCCTTGCCACACCCCGCCCGTCGCTGCCGTGGTCAATGCGGTATCAGCTTTGAGAGTGGTGTTAATCCACTGGAACGCTTGCGCGATCTCTGCCACTAGCGGATACCCCCAAAGTGCGATTCGAGTGCGCCCATTGCTGCCATGAATCCCTCACGACAGGCTTCTAATGCAGGGATGAGGAACGGGTGCGCGGCCATCTTGTGGGTACCGTACTCTAAAAACACCCCGTAATTTGCTCCCACTGCCACATACGCCGTGTGGTCATTTTCGACAGCGGGGATCGGTGGTAGCAGATGTTGACCGCCGCCGCCATAGTCGCTGCTTTCGCTTGTGACCGCATAGGTTGATGCAGCCATGTTGCCCGTGTCCACTGCCGCCCGATTCTTGGCCTCTGCCTCGATATCGAACGCCGTTTTACGCACGATCTCGCCGGTGGTTGTATGCAGCATAGCGACGATTTGAGGGAAGTGATTGAAGCTCAACATCAGACAATCACCGTCATCAAGCACTCAGTCGAAAACGAATAGCTATCCGCATTGATGATGTTTTGTACGAGCCAGGTATGGGCATCGTAGAGGATGCGATCGGATTCCTTGATATCCGTGGTCTGGGCAAATCGCATCATCACCGCCCATTGCGCCCCGATGACATCCGCATAGGTGGTCAATTGCGTGGCTGAGGGCTGAAAGACATTGACCTTGGGGGTGCTAATTGGCCCCCACGCTTCCGTGCTATGCCCATAGCCATCGGGTGTCACACTCTTGCGTTGTACCGTGATCGTGACATCGAATGACCCGATGACCACGGCTTGCATCGCGGCGATTTCATTGGCTGACAACATCGCCTAATCCCCCTAGTTCTAGTGATACGGCGTCATTGGCGCGTGCAATATCATTACGGCGGATATGCGTTGATCGTGGCATCGACTGGGCGCGATGATTGTCGGCTAGTCGCTGCATATTCGGGATGATCTGACCACGTGAAAAGGATTGACGATCGCTCACGAAATTATAGGCAGTGGTTGCGAGACCAGCCGCCCATTGCTCCAAGAGATCAGCAGCAGCGCCGTGGCAGTCGTAGAACTTGCCCGTAATCCAGACTGGGGGATATTGGCCCCCTGGCTGCCCATTCGAGAACTGCCAATGTCCCGTTATTGGCTCTGACAAGGTAGCCGTCAGTGGGGAATAATCCCCCCACTGCAAGACATAATCATCTTCCCAGTTTTCGATCCCCAGGCTGTAGTAATCCGCATAATTGTAGATACCACTTGTGCCGATGGTGACTTCAGGACGGAGCGATCCGTACCGAATGACATGCCTTTGCAGGTCCAATTCGTCTTGGATATCCTGATCGGCAAAGTATTCGCTGGCTCCCGCTTTGTCACCAATGTAGCGACGGGTACGGGTGATGAGCGCTGCCATGCTGATACGGACCACTGCCATACTGAAACCGCCTTCTTTTGACTAGCTGAGCATCGTGACAGACAGCGATGGGCGAAGCGGCGTGAAACCGTACAAAATATCGAACGCGACATACTCAGCACGATATTGGATGCTGTATTGTTTCAGGACGCGCAGGGCAATACCGCTCTCGACATCCACGATGGTCGCGGTTGCGACACCACTGCCAGCAGGGACTTCGCTGAATGGTCGCATCGCCATAATGAACGCCGATTTGTGCGCAGCGACGTTGTATGTGGCCAGGGTGCCAGATGTGCCAGCGGCAACGGTAGCCGTGCCACCTGTCAGAGCAGCGACGTTGAGGACGATCACCGCATTGAGGGCGGCAGCGACACCCAGGAAGGTGATCACGTAGGATGTGCCAGCGGTACCAGTGACGGCGACATTCGCGGCGATTCCAACGGAGGACAGTCCCTGCAATGCGGTCGCGAGGGTTGCGGTCGCCACGTTGAATGCCTGGGCGGCGGTCGTCTGACCGCCGATCGTGACCGTAAATGTACCGCCCGTCGCGGTAGACGTGATGGTCTGGACGTTGTTATAGTTGCTGTTGATATCAACGAACTGGGACATGTAGGGCTTGAATCCTGCAAGGTTCTGCGCGAGCTGGCCTTCTTGCAAGTCCTGTGCTGCGCTGTAGGCGAAATACTGCGCGAGGATCGGATCGGTGATGAGCGAGATTTCGTCTTTGGTGCTGAACACGGCAAATCGATCGGTCTGTGGCGCTTTGAGGGCGTTCAGTTTCTGGCGTGCATTGAACAGCATCTGCCCAACAAGGTTGGTGCCTGGGATGCCGACGGTGCCTCCCGTGGATGACTTGATCATGCCGAACAGGTCATTCTCGAGCTTCTCCACCAATGCGACGATCGCGGGTTGGATGTAGCGCATCATCACGTCAGTGGATGCCTGCGCTTGTGCGAAATCTTCGAGCAGGAAGTCAACCGTTTGATGCTGACTCAGGGTGAGCGGAACGGATGCGCCGCCTGCTGGCGTCTGCACAACCGCAACCGAGTTGATCGCTTTGGCTTGCGCCGTGAACGTACCAGGGTACGGGATGTTCAATTGCTTCCCTTTCCATCCCGCTTCTCCCATGTCGGTATCTGTGGTGATGAGCTTGGCAAGGCGGATCAGGTTCCGCAGGATCGGGAGTGCTTCGGCTGCCCAGACTTGCGGGAGGAAGCCGGAAGCATCGAGGATCACATTCGTAATATCTGCCATGATTTATTCCTTTTGATAGCAGATATTACTGCTACCTTTAGTTGCTGATGATTTTGAGCTTGCCCTCACGGGCCATCTGGATGCGCTTGGCTTGCCCTATCATGGGATCTTTGCCCATGGCGTTATATTGCTCATAGGTGACTTCTAACACGCCGCTCCCCGCAATGGCGCGCCCTGGGTTGGTTGCGCCTGGGTTGGCTGCACGTGGCGGGGTGGCATCTGGTTGCTTCAAGAGATACGGCTTGGCAGTTGCAAGATCAGACAGCGCTTTATCCAGGTTGGTCGGCTGCCCATCGGCGTCGTAGTCGATTTTGCCAGTGAGCAGGCCGATCGCGTCTTGATGATCGACAAAACCGAGTTGCAAAGCGCGGATCTGGATGTCCCGTGCGACCAATTGGCTCTGATGCTCTTTGATGCGCAATTCGGCGGCGTCTGCCCGTTTTGTGGCTTTCTCGATCTCACTCAGCTTGGCGATATCCGCATCGGCTTGGGCTTTCTCGAAGAGGTCCAATTTCTTGCGGCGATCGATGCTCTCGATACGAGTAGATTTCAAGGCGGCATCACGGTCGGCTAATTGCGCCATGAGCTCAGAGACCGTTGGAAGGGGTGTTGCGGGTGTGGGGTGTTCTGTGGGGGTCGTAGGCGTCACGCCTAGAGTAACAGGGGTTGCAGGCGTCTCGCCTGTCGTGGTAGTTCCTGGCGTCGCACCAACAACTACGTTTGCATTCGGTAGCATTGTAACATCTCCATACTCACTATGTCAAGTGATTTCTTTATTCTGGCTTTGATTATCGCTAGTCGCTGTAATCAGCGGCGTCTAGCCCTAATTCTTTGAGGCTCTTGGTATAGATCGATGGTCCCCACTCAGCACTTTGTGAGCGTCCGAGGAAGTCATCTAGGGACACATCGCCGCGATCGTAGGCGTTGTAGGCAGATGGTCCGAGGATCTGGCGTTGTGTCGCGGCGTCTTGCTCAATGAACCATTCCTGCCCTGTTTGCCACGTATCGGGACTAGCCACTTCCTGTATAGCAGCGCCTTCGATTCCTGCATCGGAGAGAATGTCGTTATAAGAGCGAGTGATCGGCACCATACTGCAACGACAGCAAGCGTGCGATGTCATATCTTCGTCCAGATCGTGGATACTGCCGTCCTCATCCAAGCAAGCAATACAGGTTCTATCACTAAAGGAGCACGTCCAGCGCCAGGATGAAACCACATCGCTGTTTGCCTTGTAATTCTCCAAGCTGCCAGTACGATAGGCACGCATCATCTCAGTACGTGCAATGACGAGCGCTCTATTGCGATTGACGCCTAGTAGTCCTTGTATGTCTCTTGCTACATCCTTGGGATTGCGCCCCGACACCACGCCGTAGACAAGTGCTTGCCCTGCGCGTGCTGCGGTGTCTTTACCCCACCCCGCAAAAAGCTGTTGCAACGGTGAATCTGGATGCAGTGCGCCAATGGCGGCGTGTACCGCATCGGGGGATGGCACACCAAAGGCATAGGTGATACCACGCGGTACGGTACTGTCGAGGATGCCTGACGCCGCTCTGACGCCTTCCTGAGCAGCCTTGCCGATACTCTGGGTGATGCTGCCATGAGCGACCTGTGCATAGTAATCGACTTGGGCCTTGATGATGCCTTGCAGGTGATTCAGTCGGTTTTGTTCGTACAGCCAGGATGGTGATAGCTCCTTGCCCTCTGTTGCGATGTCCCGTTCCATGCGTGCAGTCAGGATATCGAGATCGGCTTGCACCTTTGGGAGCATGGCGGCATAGTGGCGCTCGATCGCGTCGGTTGCCTCATGCTCAATGACTAGCATATCCCGCTGGAATTGACGCATTACCGACTGAATATCTCCCATTACTCAGCCCCATCTTTATCAAGATATCCTCGGATTGCCTGTTGCATCTTTTCCATATCAACAACCATTGTGGCTAATGTATCTCGCATTGATGCGAGATGCGGCGTCAGGATATCATCTTCGATCAATTGCGACGCAAGCCGATGTGCGTTCCGTAAATCAAGGATGAGCCATGATAAGAGGTTGGCTTGCTCTTGTAATTTCATGACTATTCCGTCTCTTCTTGAATGGCATGGTTACGCCAGTCATAGTCGAATCGTGCGGCTTGCATGTACGCTACCGCATCGGTATCGGGTTGCATGTATTTGACCATATCCAAGAGAAACCTGACAATATCAATATGCCCTTGAATGGCGGCGCGGCGCGATGTGTAGCGGTGCTGCAAATCATTGAGCCATATATCATGAATACATGGTAACGTCTCCCAAAGAAGCGGCGGTCCTTCACCCATAAAATTATGATCGTAAAATAGGAATACCGTAGAGACGTATAGCCCAACCTTGGTAACATCTACCACGTCATGTGCGTCACCCGATTGTAAGTCAATGTCAGTCAATGCGATCTGATTGAGTGTATCAGTACGATTAAGTCGATTATCCGTGATGGGGATAGGTGGCTCATCGCTGGTAGTCACATCTCCAACGGGCCGATACCAGAGTGGTTTCATCGTCATTGTGGCGGGCCTCCTGTGGCGTTCTGCTGGCCTTGTGCCATCATGGGCTGCGCTGGTGGTGGTAGCCCTCGGCCTTGCGCATACGATGTCACCTGCTGCGTTTGCTCATCTTGCAATTGTGTCGCTTCCACATCCGGATCGAAGCCAAGACGGGACAGGATCGTGGACTTGCTGATACCAAGCTGCGCATAGATGGCAGCGACTTGCGCGGCGGCGATGTCATCCGCAGGTAACAGATCTTGCCAGATGAGCATGATCTCCGTATCGTAGTCATAGCCCCCCAGGACGAGCATGCGTTTGCACAGGTCACGAATGATGTTCCCATACAACCGCTGCTTCTCGATAGTCTTCTCGATCAATGGTTGGAAGAGCATTTGCAAGGCGATGCCACTGATACCGCGTGGTAAATCTTTCATGCGACCGAGGGCAACGGCAGGGACGCGGCTCTCCTCATCCATGTCTTGACGTAGATCTTCGGCAAACGCCATGATTTCTGCGATATTGCCATACGCTTGCAATGCGTTGAGCTTGCTGTCATGGCTTGGCAACACGATGACACGGCCCGGCGTGATGGTCAATTCTGATGCCTTGAAACCGGTTCCCCAGATGTACGGGTGCCCATGATGCTTGATGATACGGGCAATGTTGGATTCGATGAAATTGAGTTGCTGATTGATGCTAATGATATCGTCAGTGAGATCAGGTGTCCCCCAATGCTCGGAAGGATTGACGAGATTTTGACAGTCGGCGATCGGAGCCCAGGGATAGTCCCACACTTGCGGCTCTCCCAAGGCAACCCATTTACCGCCGCGCTTGATCTGGTTGGTGATGATCCAGGTAGCATCGTCGTCAGGTTCACCAGCAATGGCAAGACCATCGGGATCATCGAGTTGGATCACCTGACGCTTTTGGGTGGGGGTGCTGTCAAGCGGATCGATCGTGTCATACGTGATGGTGTACGCGATGACCGTATCGATGTCCTCGGGTGCCGTGATGACCTCGCAATTGAGGGGGTCCAAGACGACCATGCGACACGGTTTTCCTTGCGCTGACGGAGGGATGATTTTCACGAATGCGTTGCCCGATATGCCGCCATGCTTGGCTAATTTGCAGAGGAGCACCATTTTGTTATCGTCATGCCCCCAGCAGGTGTTGAGATACTCTTGTGCGCCTACTTCCGCATTAGCATCGACATTGATCGCTAACGTCTTGCCAAACAGGAAGCTGACGCCTTTATCGACGATCGGGCGGCAGCGATTGATTTTCACGTTATCATTGGGATCGCCTGCTACCACAATCAGCGGATCGGGGAGTGTGCCGGTGTAGGCCGACCATGCTCTATGCATCGCCTGTTGATGCGATGTCTGTGCGATGAGCGTCGCGGCGTTAGACGTGCGATTACCAATATCCATGCGTGCCTCCTAGTACAGTTGTGCGCCATATTCGATGCGGTCATTGCCACCCAGATCCAAATGTGAGCAAGCGTAGCGTAAACCATCACATCCATGATCCATCTCTTTAACCGGTTGATCGCCTTTTTTCATGCCCTGCCGCGTATCCCAGCGGTAGCCCTCGATCTCCTCTTCCGTACAGGTGGGCAGCTTCTTATCGACTAACTCAGGATCACGCTCTACGAGGCTATCGCGCAAGAGGAAGATGCGCGGCTTGCCATCACCTGCTGGTCGCATGCGCACGGCGACCGCCTGTAGCCCTGGGGATACCGCTTTATGCGCGGAGATCGTGTAGAGGTTCAGATATCGTTCGAGCGTGGCGCGATCTTCGGCATCATGGTCACAGATGACGGCGCGAGGAATGGGATCGCCGCCGTCCTGTCCCCACCGCGACACTTGCGCAATTGTCCTGGCATGGTCCTCTACGAGCGTCTTGGTTTTGTAGATTTCACGGTAGCGGTAGAGTCTCCCGTCGGGATCTTCTGCCCACCACTGGCACACGAAAGCGTGAGTGAAACCGAAATCCACGGAGAGGTAGCGTGGCCAGGATGCGGGGATAGTAAAACGGTCAATCAGGTGGATCGCGGGATTCCAGACCTCTTCATAGATGCCACCCTCTGCCGATGCCCACTGGCCAAGGAAGAGACGAGCACGACGAACACCTGTGAGGGCTGCCAGCGTATCGAGATAGGATTGTGTGACGGTTGGATTGTCCTCATGGCGGCTTGGGAGGCGCATCGTCGTACCGCTATCCATGCGGAGCTTTAACCAATGCTGCGGACCTTGTGGGTTGCAATCACCTAGCAATTGCTGATAGGGCATCTTGCCATTACGCAAGCGGGTCGTGATGGCTTCCCAATCATTCAGCGAGAGATCGGTCGCTTCGTTCACGTAGCACATGTCGTATTCTGAGGACATAATCTTCTCAGAGCGATCGAGACCGCCCACGATCAATACAGAGCCATTCGGATAGATGAATTGTGAGGGCTTGACCGCATTGCCCCCAAAGTATTTCACATGGTCAAGGGGATGCAGGATCTTCTCCGTGTAGGTCACCAATGCGGTGCTTTTCAAACTGGCGTGCGTCTTGCGCACCATGAGAGCGCGTGCTCCTGGGTATTTCAGCAGTGCCAGATGCAGCTTCATGAGGCACACGTAGGTCTTGCCCGATCCTGCACCGCCGTCGATGATTAACTCTTTGTCACGACAGGAGAAGAGCGCCTTTGCCGCGCCATAGGGCCGATAGGTCAGGATGATCTCTTGCGACGCGGTAGCGACCATTACACGGCCTCCATATCGGCAGCTATCTGCCGTACCAGTGTCATATTGACCACTGCTGCCTCTTCTGGCTTGATATCGAGTCCCATCAGCTTACAGCGACGTTCGGAGATGGCCAGCAGTCGATCGACGGCAAAGAGTCTGGCCCGATTGCTCTTGTCCAACATCAGTGGCCAGATCTCGGCGTGCATCTGATCGAGCATGGCACTTTCTTCTTGGCGTAGTTCCTCCACGTTGCTCACGACGATACGCTGCAATTCGCGCTGTACCGCGTTGTGGGCTGCCCCCCGTGACGCATAGCCGCACCGCACCGCTATCACGTCATAGGTGAGCTTCTGGGCGCGCAGCTGCATCGCTTGTGTGAGGCGTATGACCGCCATGCCGTCACGATTGACGCTATCACTTTTCACGGTGTCACGACATGCGGCGCGATGATGATTTCGGGCACAGGATCGCGGCCCAGGAATGGCGTCACGGGCAGCACATTGCTATCGTGCCACTGCATCGAGTTGGCGAGGTCAGTCGGCAGCAGCGAGGCAGCAGAGACGGTAGACGATGCCGAGACGATCGGGCCAAGGTTGGTCGGATCAGGGATGATCGGCGCATAGGTTTTGAGCCATGTCCGCAATGTTGCGTAGCCCAATGGCACGATGATCAGCACGATGCTGAGGGCGATCGGCTGGACGGCAGATCTATCGACTGGCTTTACGATGCCCAGTCCAACCAGAGCCGCGACGATCATTCCTGCGATGGTCACATACATCTCACTGGTTTTGTAGCCTGGCTTAATCATGGGAATACCTCGTTATCGTAATGAGAGAGGCCGCTACAGGGGGACTATAGCGACCTATGAGCAGAGGAGAGGCAACAGACAGCGCATACAGAGCAGAGAACACACAAGAGAGAGAGAGAGGGGGTACAGAGGCAGGTGTTATGTTGCACGTGGTTGGGTGCTCATAACCGTGGGTGCATCCACATAGTCATTATACCATAAGTGGCGCGGAATCATCACCCTAAGCACCGATTATTAGTAGTATTCGTGGTCAAATAGTGTCGGAGCTTTCTGATTGCTGCTGCTTCTACCTGTCGGATACGCTCACGTGAGCAACCGTAGGACCGTGCGATGGTGTCATACGTGGTCACAGTTTGACGCTTGTTCCATCCGTTGCGCTGTGTGATGACGACGCGCTCACGTTCGGAGAGAGACATCAGGGCTGCGTAGAGGGCATCATTGTCGATGTCTTGCAACATGCGATCCTCAGTCGAGAGCATGGCGGCTGGCACGGTATCAGCGAGGGTCACATCGTCGCCTCTGCTGTTCTCAGAGACACGATCGAGGGAGAGGGGATCGGCTTGGATGTGTTCGACATGACGGCGATCGGTGTCGGTTGCGCTGCCGTCATCACGCCATACCCGCATCGCGGCAGAGTGGACATAGCCAGGCAGTCGTATGATACGGCTTTCCGTCTCGAATAGCCGCAAGATCCTTTGACGTATCCAGGGATCGGCTACCGTCGTGATGCGGTGTCGTGTTGTCACATCGTAGCGATTGACAGCGACAATCAAGCCTTCATTACCTGCCATGATCAGATCGAGCAGTTCCACCTTGGCACTCAGGTAGCCTTGCGCGATCTTGACGACGTACCGCATGTTGCACTCGATGAGCATGTCACGCGCTACGCTGTCCCCTGCTGCCATACGCACGATGAGCGCACGCTCTGCCGCTGCCGACACAGGGATACAGCCGGGGCGCTGCATATCGGTAATGTACGCTCGCAGTGCTGGTGATTGTATGACCTGTGCTGAGTAGACTTCTGTTCGATACCCCATGCCATCCCCCGATGTTCCGCCTACCTGCTGAGAATCAATCCGTAGAAAGTGGCGACGATTGCTGCTAAGATAATCCCTGCGATGATGGTGTAAAGCATCATGCTGCCACCTCTTCCATGCAGCGACACACCCAATACGTCGCGCTCTTGCCATGCTCTACGGTGGCACAGGATAGGCATATGTGGCGCTTACAGAGCACACAGGTTACGATGGTACGCACAGCCCGATCGCAGATAGCACAGCGCGTATAGGACGTACCGCATGCTGGTGGCAGTGCGGTACTCGTATCGTTCCCAATGACACCCCATGCGCGCAATATCCGCATGATGAGGCCCCCCACGATTGCGCCGATCATGCCCAGTAAGAGCAAGAGACCGAAGACGGCGAAGATGACGCCCAAATACGTCACGAATAGTCCCAAATAGTCCGTAAATACCATGATGTTGTACCCCCTGTGTTCGCTGATTTTGTGAATGGCTTTGTGATGTGTCAATCGAGTTGACCATAAGTGTTGCACTTCGTATTTTACGTTGTGCCTGCGCTACTAAGTGCAACAGTGCTTGTAATCCTGTACTGGCCTTGATTTGTGATATGCAAGCGTTCGGTACTGTGGCACTTAGATTTCTATTTCCATGAAACTTTCCTTTGATATAGCTCATATGGAAAAGTTTTAGGGAAGTCGTGCAACAAGTGCAACAAGTGCAACAGATCAGGAAAATGGCGAGGAATCAGAGGAAATGATCCGCAATCCGACCCCATACCAGTACGATCCTCCACGAATACGATCGCGTCTAAACTCGTGATCTTTGTGTTTCACGCTCAATCCACGATCGGATATTTTTCCTGCTGCAACTTCCCCATGTTCGGTACACCACTGCGTATACGAGTTATAGAGTTGCATGGCGAAACAGCCTTGTTCATGTCCAACAATGCAGCATTCTTCTAACCATTGTGCATAGATATCCATCTCAGCACGATAGCTAGCAACCGCTTCTTTCACAGCAGGGGGATCGGCAATACCGTCTTTTTGAAAATCCAAGCAGCCAGCTAGCATCCAATTGAAAACGCCGGATAACTCCCCGCGTAATCGTTCGTTATAGTTTTTATCGGCTGCCGAATCTTCGATATGGTGCAGAAACTGGATACGTTTTAATCGATTCCATATAGCCATATCTGTACCGCGAATCTTGGGCATATGGTTCGTATCGAGAATCAGCGTATGACTCGGATCGAAGTTGAACATGTTTTCATACTTGCGTTCGCCTACCTGTGTTCCTCCACCAGTCAGATCCTTGACTTTCGCCTCTGCTAAATAATGTCCCTCTTCCAGTTCCGATGCGATCGCTAGCCGCACGCCTTTTAATTCCGCAATATCGGTATTCATGGTCTTGTTTTCCATGACCATGAGTGATTGTGACGGCAGCTTCCCCGCATAGGTGCCCATGACCGCCTTGATGGTCTCAACAAATGTCGTCTTGCCTGTATTGCCGACACCCTCAAGGATAAAAAGCGCCTTCACATTCGAGAATCCCGTCAACGCATACCCTGCAACACGCTGTAAATACATGACGACCTCTCCCCTATCAGGAAAGAATCGCTCGAGGTAATCATCCCAGAGTGGTGACGTTGCCGAGGGATCGTACTCGAACGGGCATATCTTCGTGATGTTGTCTGCTTGCCGATGTGGTAACAAATCGCCCGTTCGTAAATCGATCGTTCCATTCTGACAATTGAGCAACATGGGATCGCGATCGAGGTCGTCAGGACTGACCGAGCATGCGGGTTGTGCTAGGTTGATCATCGCTTTGATACGCGGTACGCATGCCGACTGCTTAGCCCACTTGATCATCGCGTCGCGTGCATCCTTATCGGTGATTGCCGCAACCTCGATAAAGATCTTGCACGCGGTTTCCATTGCCAGCGTCAAGATAATATCGCCTTGATCGATCTTCCAGCGTTGGCCATTCCAGATGAGCCACTTTTTCCAGAGCGTGCAGTACCGAATATTCTTGCCGTGCATAGCTATCATGCGTTGGGAGTTGCCAATATCCGTACACGATAATTCGCCTAGAAAAAGCGGTCGCTCTTTCGCGTCTTGCCCGATGGGTGTAGGTGGCACGTCCTCTGATACGTCCTCAGCCTCATCAGCATCACGATCATCGACAGGATCGCTGTGGTCATGCTGAGGCTGCCGTATGGGTGTTGGTGGTGCTATCGGCGCTGTGGGGATAATGGGGGCAACCTGCGCACGTATAGGCGTTGGTGTCTGCGATCGGGCGGGATCGCGTGCTGGTGTACGGTAGACGTTGCGCAGCGTGGCCAGTGCCTCACGATCGGTATACGGCGATTGCGGCGTCGTCACTTGCGCAGCATAGCTGATCATTGCTGACTCTGCCTCGCTCTGACTTAACTGTGCATCACGTAACATCAGTGAGAGCCAATGGCCCGTATCATTGCGGTTGCCCTCTCTGGCATCACCTACCGCACGGTGTACCCAATAGTTTGCGTCATCCTGACTGCTCTGTGGCCAGGATGCAAGCGATGCACTCTGCACATATGCGGTTGGCTGTGGCTGTGCTCGTATTGCCGTAAACAAATCGATAAATGATAGAGGCAGATCCGCCAGATCATGCGGCATGGCGACGCTATAGCGGCCTAGCAGGTTGCGCGATGGTGGCAGTACGATGTAGCCAAGATCGCCACGTGTATCGACGCCAGGATATGCCTCTAAGTATTTGCCAAGAGATCCCCCCGTCGCACTGGCGATCGCCACACCTTCGGGATGCCTGAAAATATAGTGCATGCCGCCACTGCCCGTGGTATGCGTCAACGTCTCTGGCAGGTCGCACGCATCGTGCAGCAATTGCGCGAATGACGCCGCGCTCTCTGGTTTCATATCCCGATCGATGACGAAACGCCCCGATGTCTGTCCTGTCACGCCGCCAATATTCGCCTGTGGCCATTGTCGCCACCATGCCCTAATCTGCTTCTCGTCAAGCGTGGCATCATGAAAGCCCTTCGGCGTCTTGGGATGCTTGCCACTCTTGCTCCCGCATGCTGCCCCCTCATTGCAGCTACAGATCCCCGCCGTCGTGATGTACTGCACCGGAAATACGGGCCATCCCTGTTGCGCGTAATCAAGCGCAAGTGTTAGTAGCAGTGTGTTATCGTTATTGCGTGATCGTTCCGTCGCCATGCCCTATCATCCCCCGCTGCTTGCTCTGCATTGACAGACGGCGATAAAATAGGTATGATACCTAGTAGTACGCAGTCGTCAAGCGGTGCTCTGTGCTCAGTTACGGACTCGCATGATTGCTCTCTGCTCAGTCAAAATACATCTTTGGAGGTGTCTTCCCACGGTCACTCATGGTTTGGTCGCCATGTCCTGACCTGCAATGCTGTTCCTTGGTCATGCCGCTCTCGATCGTGCAAATGTTGGGAGCGGTTTTGTTGTGCCTATTTTTCGGGCACGTGGGCACCTGATGAAGCTATGCCCCCCGTGCTATCAATTCCCCCACGTGATCGGTCACTTCCTCTACTTGAAAGCCACGTGACCGCATGAACGCGATGACGGCACTCTCTGGAATGAGCCAGCCGCCCCGATTCCCAAACGGCTTGAATGCGCCAGGGAACCGCAATGGCTTGCGCTGATCGACAGGCTTCTTCAATTCCTCAGCATCCAATTGCATCCACGTGTGGACACTACTCAGCTTGACGTTCAACTTCTCTGCCAATTCTTTGAGCTTGTAATGCTTCTGTGTTTGCCCCCAATTGATACTCATATGTCACCCTTCACTTCTTCTGGAACGTATCAATGCAGCGATTGATATATCTAGAGTAGCATAGTCAAGCGTACTTGTCAATAGAGAAATACAAATATATTGATATAATACAAATATTACGTATTTAACTGTTGACAACTATAATTAACTGTGCTATACTTAGGAAGTCAGAGATGCACGCTACCTGACACGCTCGACCAAGAGCAGAGAACACCAAGGAGCAGACAATGACAGCAGCACAACCCGTACAGATGACCCCCACTGGCCGCTATCCGATGACCGCCGTTCGCGCCGCGCAATGGGCACGCGCAATGGATAAAGCACAGGCGATGGCCTGCAAAAACGTTGGCATCGTCAAGAGTACGTATGACGCCGTGACGGGCACCACTGACACGTGGGTCGCCTCAGCGAGTGGCCAGACCTCCTATATCGTCAGGCACGACGCGACGGGCTACCACTGCGATTGTCGCGCTACTGACGCCTGCTGGCACATCGCCGCGCTATTGCTACCAGCTAACCCGATCGAGTGCGACACGCTCTTGACAGACTACCTCGCAGCGAATACGAAGACGCAGACAAAGACCTCCAACGCAGACGCCGCCGTTGCAGTTGTCCAAGCACGCATCGCCTCGCACGACGTACCAGCACAACCCGCAATCGTTGCGGCGAACGCCGCCGCGCTCTGTCCTTCCTGTGATCGTACGCTCACATGGTATGCATCCGATGATGTAGTCAATGATCAGGGTGTGATGCTCGGGTGGTACGACTATGAGCACTGCATCGACTGCGAAACACTATTCCGCTGCAAATGGATACCGTCCCTCGCTGGCAGAGCGCAAGAGGCCGCACAGATGGCCGCTGATGACGCACGCCGCGACAGCTATGTGATGATCCGCCCCGCCGTGTCCCGATCGATGTGGCGCTAGTCGCCAGACATGCCCTGCTGAGTGTTCGGAGCAGCTAACCCCTGCTCCCGTTGACGAGAGGATCAGCGACATGTTAAGCAAAGAGCAACGTACCGCATTAGCCGCCCCATTCCCCGCGACAGCGATCAACTGGAAAACGAGCAGCCCTGGCACAAAGAATACCACCACGGAGGTATGCGCCTATATCGATGCACGCGACGTGATGGATCGGTTTGATGAGGTGCTTGGCTGCGATGGGTGGTCATTCGACTGGCAACCTGTTTTGATGGGAACGAATAAAAAGAACGAGCCGATCATCATGAGTGCGAAAGGCACCATCACGATCGATGGTGCTAGCAAATCAGATATAGGCGATATGAATAACGGGAACTTCCAACCCAACAAAGCTGCCGTCTCTGATGCGCTAAAACGCGCCGCCGTCCACTTTGGTATTGCTCGCTATCTCTATGATCTTCCTGAGATGCGCGCGCAAGTCGATGGCAGCGGCAAACCGACCGCGAAAGAGCTAACACGACTAGCAAGCATCATCGCATCACTAGTGGCAGGGGGCCGATCATCGAGTATCGAGACAGCAGCGCCGAATGAAATCATGTTCCCTGCTGAGAAGATACGAGGTGCGCTAAACCGCAAGGGCATCACCACGACAGAGGCACAAGACAAGATCCTCTTGCATCTGAAACTCGACACCAAAGCAACCACCTACACGGCTGAGGATATGGAACGTATCAAAGTATCCCTCGCATTGGCGGCATAGGAGAAAAAGCTATGCCAATGAATCGAGCCGACTATCCCAAAAATTGGGAAGAGATCTCACTGAAGGTCCGAAGGGATGCGGGGTGGAAGTGCCAGCAATGCGGTATCGCACAACATGCCCTCACCGCCAAATCAGAGCGTACCAGAGGCACAGCCAGGGTCGTCTTGACCGTCGCTCATTTGGGAGCGACCAAACACAATAAGCACGATGTCAGCAACCTTGCCGCCCTGTGTCAGTCGTGCCACATTAAGGAAGATCAAGCCGACCATAACAAAGCCGCTGCCGAGACACGCCGCCTGCGCAAGATCGACCCCAAACAGACGACATTCGGCGGTGACGTATGACGCCCTTCTTCCGCTGGCACTGCGTCCCCTCAGAGACCATCTGCTCCCATTGCGAGAATGACAGCCGTTGGGCACGTCCGACCGCATACGCCGTGCCCACTGGTAAGATCAAGCGCGTGTGGGATGCTTTGCGCATGCGTCAAGTGTCGCAACCTGAGATGGTCAACACTCCCGTATCGGGCGCATGGGTGCTCTGTGTGAAGTGCATCCCTCCGACGCGCTGGCAAGCATTTTTCACCGAATATGAGCCTGAGCACATCCAACGAAAGGCGGCGTAACATGCGAGCACTATCACTGTGTAGCGGTGTGGGCATGTTGGATCTCGCCGCTGAACAGGCAGGTATTGAGATCGTAGGGCAAGTCGAGATCGATCCGTGGTGTTCGGCGTGTCTCGCATATCACTGGCCAGGCGTCACGCGCATGACCGACATCAATAAGGTGCAAGGCAATGAATTTGGAGCAATCGACATTCTTTTCGGTGGTATTCCCTGCCAACCGTTCAGCAGTTCAGGCAAACAGCGAGGCATGCAAGACGACCGCTACCTCTGGCCAAAGACTCTTGCCATTATTACAACAGCGCGGCCCCGTTGGGTCGTTATTGAAAATGTTAGCAACTTCCTCCCAATGGTATTCGACACTGTATCGTCTGACATGGAGATGCAAGGCTACGAAGTCGGGGCGGCGTTACTTCCAGCTTGCGCACTCGATGCGTCACATGTCCGCGAACGTGCCGTCATCGTGGCCCACACCAATAGCCAACAACGCGATCGGTGGCAGGGGCTATCAGGCCGATGGGACACCCTATCCACACCGACACACGGGATCGACATTGATAGACGCGGTGGGCAAGGCATGGCAAACACCCCTCGCCAGCGATGCGAACGGGATACGCAAGCCAGATGGCAAGCGCGGCGTGGGGCTGAATACACAGGCGATGTGGGCGACCCCGACCGCGCACGATGCCAAGAACATGAGCATGCCCCCAACGGCAGCGCTGAGGGAAGACTTGACGGGCGACATGATGCGCTGCGGACAGCAGGGCTATCTCAATCCCGACTGGGTAGAGCAATTGATGGGGCTGCCCGTGGGTTGGACCGATATCCCAACCCTGCCTTCCAAGGCGAAATCCAAGCCGTATGGGAAGCGCCCCGCACCGTCTCGCGCCGCAAAGCCAAACATGCCCATCGCCTGAAAGCACTTGGCAATGGCGTCTACGTTCCGCTTTGGCGTGAGATATTCAGTATCATCTATCAGATAGATCGGGGGATGAAATGAGAGCAAAAGCAGTGAAGCAAGAGCGTGGTATCCATGCACACATCCTGGGCAATTCTGAGGCAGTAGCACGGATCGGGGTGAATGGCTGTGGCTATGAAATCACCAGCGATGGCCAGTCGATCGGCATCATTGTCGAAATCAAGCGCAACTGGTGGATCGCGCAAGGGGTAACGTTCTTGGATGGCACGACCTACAAGCGCTATAAAAACATGAGCGCGGCGAGGGATGGACTTGTAGGTCGCGTCGCGAGAGAGGCAATCACATGATGCGGTTCACCGTCGCCTCATGGCACAAGCACCACCTTGACCACGAATGGTGGATCGCGCATAACGGCTACACCACGATGGCATCACCGCCGCCTTGGGCATTGCAGCACAAGCGCAATCTTGCCCTCTTCACACCACCTGCTGAAATCGTCTTTGGGGACTACAGCCCCGCCGAATACGAGCAGGTGTATTGGGAGACGCTACGGCCCAAGTGGAAGGCGATCAAAGCCTGGGTAGCAGCGCAAGGCGACACCCACGTGATCCTGCTCTGTGCCTGTGGTGATGGCAAGTTCTGTCACCGCTTGTTGATACGCCAATTGCTCCTCAGAATGGGAGCACACGAGATCGCACTAGAGGATGTGCCAACATGAATAATAGTGAGCTATTGATGATGTCTGTCGAGATAGCAGTCATGATACGGCTTGATGAAATAAAGCGCATTGGACCGCCAGATATGTCGCTTGATCGTCGCCTTGCACTTGCTGAAATTATTGGTGAGCAAGGGGATATCATCTTGTATGCCGACAAGAAGCGCACGCCCCATGCATTTACCGCATTAGTTGAGACGTTGGTGATCCTCGCACATGCCCCAGGGGGTGTGCTGTTCTGTGGACATCGCTATCAGGTCACATCTGATGAGGATGTGAAATCATGAAAGCGAACTGCCGTATCTGTCAACGTCCGCTTATGAGGCAGCGAGATATCGGACAAGGCCGTTGCATCGATCATAGTACTGATGCCAAGCTCATGCACGGATTGATATGGAGCAAAAACGCATGTATCATGCGTGCATTCAGAGACAGCGACATGTACACCAAAGTCTCAGTAGGGGAATGGGCGCGAGAATGTGATAGTGCATGGGAACGTTGCGACATTCAAGAGCTAACCCGATTGCGGACGATCGCACGATACACGCCAAAGGAGGCGACACAATGACACAGCTAGGGGATATCCTCATCATCGAAAACACAGAGACAGGCGCGCAGCAAGAGGTCATCATCACACAGGTATTCGGCGACGGCTGGTATCAGGTGACAGCGACCGCAACAGGCAAGACCTCGCTAATGATGCTGTTGGGTACTGAACACGTAGTGACCGATCCTGACACCATCGAAGCCGCTAAAGCCACCATGAGGGCCGCCCGTAAAGCGTTCGACACAGAAACCGATGCCGCCAATTTCTATAACCATGTGAGGACACATGAGCAGAACAGAGATGACACGGTGATAGCAGGTCGTACCGCATTGGACGCGGCAATCCAGACACCAGAGGCAGCAGAGGACATGGCGGCATTTGTCCGCTATGCCGAACAGATAGGATCGTTGGACCCGAGTGATACGGCGAAAGAAGCACTCTACGAGCGACTACAGCAACGTATGCGGATTTGGCGCGAGGGGCTGACAAGCGACGATATCTTGTGAGCAAGATCGCGCCATAGCCGCCCGTAAAGCGTTCGACTCAGCACTACAGGCAGCCGAGGATATGGCGACGTTTGGACTGACACTGACACTCGATCAACTAGGGCCACTGAATACGAATTATGTATCAGTAGAAGCACTTTATGAGCGGCTACGTAACAGCCTACAGCAGCGACGCGAGAGGATGAATCATGACGTGGAACGATGAGGACTACCAGCCAGCCGAGGGCATGTATCCGTGCATCTCGATACAGCAACCATTCGCCAGCTTCATTAAATTTGGTGTCAAGAGCATCGAATTGCGGGGATGGTCCACAAAATACCGAGGGCCGATCCTCATCCATGCGGGTAAAGCGTGGTATGGCCAAAAGAACACTAACAAGGCATCAGAGCAGATAGGCGAGCGGAACGCAGGGATATTGGCCTGTAAGTTCCATATGCCAGGCCCCGATGAAATCTTGACGGATGGCAGCACCTTCTATCCGCGTGGGGGCCTTGTCGCGATCGCCTATCTTGTGCGAGTGGCACACTTTACCGCAGTGTCTTGGGAGACGTTGCGCGATGCCCATAGAAGCAACGGACCATTCGATCCGAGGGAATACGGGTGGCTGCTCGAAAACGTCAGCGGCATCGAACCACACGTCCCCTACCCTGGCCAACAGAAGATCTTCCACGTGCCTGCTGAGATGATCCCCGCTGACATCATGCCAGCGTTTACCAAGACAGTGTGACCTATTGCGGCATACGGTAGAGGGTGCTATACTTCCCCCGTCACCTTCACCGGTAACGAGCACAAGCCAAGAGCACAAATCACAAAAAGAGATCCCCACAATGCAGCGATTGTGGGGATTGTTCCATGCACCCGAGGGAAGCTCCATAGAAAACACGCATGCCGCATAGGTATAAACCATGCGGCATGAATGCAGAACAATCCTACTATTTGATGCACTACGGGGACACACTCAATAATGCTAGTATGCCTGACCTTCTGCGAAAACGCGCACATTCTAGGACTATCGGCTATTTCTTGAGTGGTCGCTCGATCGGCTCAATCGGGATGATATGTTCTCTGCTATGACCGCAGGGAGAGACGGTATGCTCTCTGCTCTCCTTGGCAGTCAGATGATACAGCGATGCGCCATACAACCGACCGCATATGCTACACTTGCAGACTTTGGTTTCACCCATTACTCTGCTCTCTTTCCTCAGTATCCCAATTTGGAAGTGGCCCTAGCGTCTCTGCCATGCGCAACAATTCACTCCCGATGGCTGTCAGGATTTTGCTTTGTATCTCATCAGCGCTCACCCCTTGACGTTGATAGGCACTAATGGCTTTATAGATCTCGCTACGTATTTGCTCTCCCTCAGCAACCATTTTGTACATATTCCCCTGATGTGTCAAATACTGACTTGCTGTGACGGTCGTGTTGATCTTTCCATCAAGCTCACTCAACTTCTCAGCAAGCGGGGTGATTTCATCTTGAATCCGCTTTGTCGTCGTGTTGCGTGCTGTTGCCAGTCGCGCATTAACGAGAGCACGTGTCCATCCTTGCATCGCTGTTTCATTCGGCTGTACTGCTGTTGCTTCCTGTGCATCTGCCTGCCGTTCCAGTGCATCCGCCTGACGACGTGCTAAATCGGCTTGCTCTTTTTGTTGTACGTCCGCCTTGCGTGACTGATTGACTTCACGTACAAAGGAGGCGACGCCTAATCCACCGCCAATGATGCCAGCGGCAGATCCTAAGACACCAAACCAGAATGACAGATCAATCATAAATATCTTCTCTCTTTGTGTTCATTTTCTGCTAGCATACCACGCCACGATCGCCTCTTGCTGCTCAGCATCCACAGCAATGCGGATTGTCGCACGACCTTGCTTCCATTGTCCTCGATGTGCTGATAGATCCCCGCGAGCGATCGCATAGCGGACCGTGGTGGATGACACGTTGATCCGACGACAATACGTCTCAATCGCCTCAAAACCATGCGGTAGCGTATCCGTGCCAGAAACCGACGCGCTACGATGCCGCTCACGTGGCAGTGCTGGCGGTAGGACGTGTGATGCATCATCCTGATAGGTAGCCTCGCCTAGCAACGATTGTACCTCAACCACCTGCGCTTGTAATCGTCGCATCTCTGCTGTCAACGTGATAATCCGTTGCCATGCGCCCATGAGCGTCGTAGGCAGATCATCTGGCAGTTCGAGGAGCACGATATCATGCAACGCCGCAATGCGCTGTGCATCCGCAGCCGTGATGTAATGCTTGCGTGCATCGCGTGCCCCCACCTCTTGCCGTATCCCCGCTGCCTCTAACCAGCGGCGCAACGTGCTATCATCGATGCCCCCCATTGCCGCTAATAACTCTTGTGTCGTGTATCGCTCTCGCATGCCGCCCCCTGTCACTCCGAATAACCCCGATACATAGCATAACACCCCGATCAATCATCCTGAGTCGGAAGACATCGGAAGATACTCATCCGTATCATTCCGAATTGCCACTAAACCATCAGACGGTATCGGAATGTATCGGAATGAATCGCCCTGGTATCTTCCGATGTTGCCTAATATTCCTTACAAAATGTCTTGACATCGTTAAACTATGCCGTTATAATCGTGTGTAGTCATGCCACACTAATACCTGTTAGTGTGGCATGAAAGAGAGGGAACCATATCTATGCACAATCTCGTATCGCAGCGAACGTGTCCTCGGTGTCAATGGTCTCATCACGAAAGTGAGACATCCTGTCATTGGTGCAATTACAACATGATTGCTGGTACCACCGCCGCCGATCGGCGTCATGCCAAGCAGCCTAACTTCTATCTCGTGCGCCCAACACCTACCAGTTTGCCGATCGTCACTGGCACGTTGTTACGGGCGGTCGATCGCACAATGGGATTACCGCCATCCTTAGCAGGTGATCCCGCGACCAGCCGCGCTATGTCGCTCCGTGATGCGTGGCATGGGATCAATGCGCTCGTCGCAGCTGGCGTTTTCTGCCGATGGGAGATACGCGATCTGATGTCCTCATGCCGCATTTTGGGCGATCCATCACTTCCTTATTATGCAGTCATCGAAGCACAGTATATGGACATGCACGACAATAAGCAGATGTGCATGATCGCATGGACACGTTATCTTGCAAAGGTCCACCCCGTACGCTACCAACGCCTCATGAATGAAGAGGCACACTGGATGATCATTACGACCACGTGGCTCGATATCAAAATCGAGGCAGCGCACCTGATGACAAAGGTTACCAAATGAAAGAAGACACGTAAAGGACACCACATGCAAACGATTATCGACAGCACGTCCACAATGGACCTCTCAGCAATCAGCGATGGCCTTAGTATGCCATCGCTGATTGAAGCCTTTGCGCAATCCAAGTACAAACGTAGTCGATCCGACCGTACCCGATCGACGTATCGAGAGACGATGCAATCCTTCCGTGCATTCGTGGATGGCATCGGCGGCGATCTCGATAGCGACCCGAAGATCATTACCGCATTCGCCGCTGATTGGGCGATGATCAGCGGCGACAAAGGAGAGCCAAGCGCAGCCACGTTTTCGCAGCGTCTGGCGATCGTCTCCTCCTTCTATGCGTTTTGTATCCGGCGCGGCTACCTGCCGACCTATACCAGTAATCCCATATCCGCGATCGATCGCGCACCCGTGCAATCGTACCGCGCCGCGACATACCTACCGACTGAGACCGTACAGAGCGTCTTGCAACGCATCGATCGCAGCACTCAAAAAGGCATGCGGGATTATGTCTTGCTCTGCCTGGGATTAGAGACGGCACGCCGTGTCACAGAGATTGCTAACCTCACGATCGGCGATCTGCTCATGACCGGCGATCGGATGGTTGTGCAATGGCAACGTACAAAAGGCGGTAAACGGGCTGAGGATGAGTTGGAGCCGACCCTCGCACACAACATGCGGTCGTACTGTTACGCCGCGCATGGTCCCGCATGGCGATCGCAGCCGCAATCACCGCTGTGGATCTCGTTCCAGCCTGGAACAAAACGGCGATTTGGGCGCGATGGTATTACCGCAATTTGCTTGCAATATTTTGGTACGGGCAAAGTCCACACGCTGCGTCACACGACGGCAAAGACGATGGAAGATCAAGGCGCATCGCTCACACAAATCCAGCACAAGCTCGGACATGAGAGCGTCGCCACCACCGCACGCTATCTCACCCAGGTGAAAAAAGCACACAACCCATACGCTGGCCAGTTAGCAACCGTATTCGGTTTCACAGAAGTAGAAGTAGAGGTAGAAGCACCATGAGTGATACTGACATCGATCAACCTGACAGCAAAGAATGGTTCCTGCAACCACCGCCAAAATTATCACCATTGAGCAACGAATACCAACCGATCGCCTCGTACAGCCATAGCCCGTCACGTCGATCGCTGGAGAAGATCGTGCGTATTGCGGTGTCGGCTGCATTCCGTAAAAAGCTCACACATCCGATCGTCGATCCCCCCGCCATGTACACCGCACTCGATATCATCTATATCTGTTCGATTGCTGGTAGCGTCATCCTGACATTGATCGTCTTGCTGGCCATAGCCATTGCCCGCCAATAGTCCTGCTCCGTTGCGTCGTGTGCTGTTGTCAGGCATACTAGCAGGGCACGATGTCTTGCTAGCGGCGGGAATCATGCACAGAGCGACCGTACCGAGGTGTAGTTACCTTAGTACGGTCTCTTGTTATCATGGCGGTATGATCGCTAGGTATTGCGGAATAATCCGATCTCGCTAGTATAGTCCATATCCTGTATCGGTATGGACTCGTTATCGTCGTGAAAGTGCGCCACATAGCGCCCGTCCGCATCTTGCATGATGGTGAATAATCCATCATTCCATCGTTGCAGCAGGAAAACCCATGCTGCTTTTGTTGGCATCTGCTCAGCAGGAAAATCACCAGGCGTAATCATCTTCTCTTGCTCTCTCAATACACGCTCGTGCTGTTTCTTGGCTGCCGCTACCAGTGCGTCGCGTCGCTGCGCGGGACTGAGTAGCCGTATCCAGTGGTACTCAGCTTCGGTCATGTCGCCGAGCCGTACAGCTTTCTTGGGTTTCATGTTATCCTCTCTTCGGATCGACGTGGTGCCTATGAAATCTGTGATGCTTTTTCACAAATGGATTGTAGCGCCTCTTCTACGGTGATCACGTGCTGATTCGGTTTTGGTGTGAAGAGTACCCACTCTTCGGCGTCATCATCGGTACGACCTTGCATCAGCGACCACTCATAGCCGTATTGTTTCAAGAGACGATTCTGCACGAAGATCGCCTGACGTTGTGCCTCACGTCGCTTCTTATCGGCATAGCGTCGATCGATCTCGTCATGCTGTGCCTTCACATGCGCCGCCTGAATTGCCGCGCCATTAATGGCGGGTGCTTCGACTGTTGGCACCTTTGGTAGTCGCTCAGGATTGATAACCCACCCAGCTAACAAGTGTAAGTTCACAGGTGTGATGTAAAGGTTAGATACCTCACCCTCTCCGTACTGATTGAAGCTGCCGATCGCGTTGTCGAGAATGCGAACACTTGGTATGCTGCTCCGACCTTTGCGTACTGGCGTAACATCAATACCGATCTCCTTGAAGAATGCGTTTGCTGCGTCGGATGTTTCAATACCTGTGATACCCAACGCTTTCAGGACCGTATCCTGTGCCACTGTTGTTGAAAATGACTTATACCGCATTGTTGCTATCCCCCTACTGTTTTATCGTGGTATGTGTACATTGTATACTTTGTGTACATGATTGTCAAGAGCAAACAGCATCAATTGGAGAGAGCTTCCCCAAATCCCCTAGTCCTGCCTCCTTGCCAAGTGCCGATCGTGCGATGATACTGAGACATCCCCACCAACTGAAAAGGATACCTCATGACCGCTTTTATGCACAGCCTCAGCCGTACCCAGATCATCATCGCAAGCTGCATCCTCGTCTTGCTCTGTTGCACGTGTGGTACCATCGCCGCGCATCTGCCAAGCAGCACAACCACAATCGCTACGCATAGCCCCACGATGCCCGCTACAGCCATCCACGCCCCCATTCCTGCTACTGCTACCTCGATCCCAGAGACACGCACGCAACGAGCCGCACGCATCGCCCTCGCAGCGACCAACGCCTCGATCTATGGTGGTCATGATGCTATCACGCAAATCACCACCTACGATACCCCCACCAATGCGGTACTCGTCACCATTACGATTAAAAGCATCTGGGATATCAGTGAGGCACAGCGCCGCGTCAAGGGTCTCACATTCGCGATCGAGGGCACATTCTGGCAGAGTCAATTCCTGCCTGATGAGGTCGATGTGGCCTTTGTTGGACCGCTCATCGACAGCTACGGTGCCAAGAGCGTCGGCAGCTATGGCTATGCGCATCTCTCGAAAACCACTGCGCACTTATTCGTCTGGGGCAATCTTGACGCCGATACCGCATGGCCTGACTATGATGAGCAGGCCGTACGGCAGCAGTAGCATTGCCTATAGTCCCAGGCTATACGAAAGCACCCAAGGCTGTTATGCACTTGGGTGCTCAGTGTGTCGAGTGCTAGTCGTTTGTTCGTGGCCCGTGACAGGGATCACAGAGCCACCCACCTTCCATGTGTCGCCAATACTGTGATTTGAGATACTTCAGGAATGCTGCCATTGTGCCAATACTGGGCGTGATGCTCTGTGTAGTGGTCACATCCTTACACGCATAGCAAATAGCGCTATAGATCACGTCAACATCAGCACTCATGCGATTTTTCTTTTGTGTTGCAAGTCTTCTTAGCACACGCTTATCAGTGACCATGATCATGTCTTTGCTCCATTGATGTTTGCTGTGCGTACCAATACTTCATCTTGATAGCGTTATCCTCTGCTACTGCCAACGCTATCTGGTGTTTCACTCCATCAATACGAGTGAGAAAAAGATGCATGATAGCCGTATTCAGTTCATGATCCGCTACCGCCATCCACTGAATACCCGCGCCATCAAGAGCGCCATTCCTAATCTTTTTCATGCGCTCTTGTGCTGAAATCAGTTCCTTGATTGCTGTTGCTAACTCTTTATCGGTGCTCTCAGGATGATCGTGTGGACTGTGGACGTATCCCATAACTATTCTCCTATGATTTCTGCAAGCGGTGTCTCGATTCCATGCGTGCGTAGTTGTGCCTGTGCTTCCCACAACTTTTCACGTATTGCGAGGTAGTCCCTGCGCTCAACTTGAAACGCACGACGCCAGGGTTGTAGATGGATAGCCGCAAAGAAGCCAGCAGAGAACGATGGACCGCATACTAGGACGACGATAAGCAAGGTACTCATGATGGTTTCCTCTCTTGTTCGCGCTCAGCCTTGATTGCCTCATACGCATGATTAAGGCGATGCATGCGTTCCGTTCCTGCCTCTTTGCCGATGATGTCAGGATGCACCATCTTTGCAAGTGCTCTGTAGACGGCGTGTACGACTTCGATCGGCGCTGTCTCGCGCAAGTGCATGGCGGCATACGGGCTGTTATGTGAAAGGAACTGCAATGGCGGCGGCTGTGGAGGTGGTGGTCCTCTGCGTTGCGGTGTGTGTCCTACTGTTCGGCATATGTCTTGCCAGTTCTCAGCAATACCATCAAGACTATCCAAGGTCTCGTTATCAATCCACCAGATATCATGCTGCTTCAAATAGCGGCTGTGCTTCTCAGGTCGCACGCCAAAGATGCGCCGCCCTTCGGTTTTGGGGCGTAGATTGATGAGCCAACCACCATAGCGCCCCGCTGAATGGCGTAGTTCAGCGATTTTCATACCTATGCTCCCTTCTTTATGCGTCGTATCCCCTGTCGTGTCCCGCGATCGGCTGCTCTGCCATCCGCTCTGTTCGTCACCACTGGCAGCACCCGATCCGTTAGCGCGTCAAGCCAAGGACCACGATCGCCGATCGGAACATTAACCATCATCCAGCAATAGGTGCTACAGGCCGTGTGTGTGGGTGGCCAGTAGCTCTGCTGCGTGATACCGCATCCAGGCCGAGCACAGACCACAGTATGCGCGGTGGTGCCATTGTATTTCACGATGTCACCTTCTTGGCTGCCTTTGCACGCATGGCGACGAGCTTCTTTTTGCATGCCGCGCAATTATCGCTGTGGGTATCCTTGCCCTCCTCTCTTTCACCGCCATAGAACCAACCACCACAGATCGCTGTGTGGTCATCAGCAGGAAAATAATGATACCTGTTTGCCGCCAAAGGTCGCGCCCATCCTGCAATCTTCGTGTTTGCAGCAGGAACAACGTCTTTCACTTCCTGCTCTTTCCCGACGGGCTTACTCTTGCGTGGCGCGACGTAGAACGCATCGGCAGGGAGCTTGCTGATGGTACCGCATTGGCATTTGTAGCGATATTCCGCGACGATCATATCCTCTGGCGTCCACAGAAACGATTCGCTCTGTGTGAGCATCCCCTCTCGACACTCAGGACAGATCAGATTTACCGCCGCTATGCTCTCAACTGTTGCGTATTGCATTATTTTCGTTCCTCGTCGCTCTCCGTGGTGGGGTGACACGTGCCACCCATGGTAACGCTTATCTAAGCAAATGTAATGGGCGCGGGATTGAGAAACAGCCCGTCATGCAACCGTACCGTGCCTAGTGCGGTACCTGTATATGTGCCCTTGAAGCATCCGCGTGTCCTGAGTACGGTACCGCTCAACCCAAACTGGTTGGGGTGGCCCATCATCGGGATTAGCTTCACATATTCGTCTTTGCTGCCAACGAGGAAATACTCTTCGTAGATGTTGGCGGGCTGTGTGTAGCGATACGCGGTGTATGCTTTGCTATTGTGTTCGAGCGTGATGGTATTCACCTGAGTGGCCAGTGCAATCATGGCTGGTGTGCTGTGTGTCTGCATTGTGTATTCCCCTTCTCTCTCTGTGCTCTTGACTCTCTAATGATATCATAGTAATGTCAAAGTGTCAAGGGATTTATCACGAATATCACATATTGGTCGCTATATTCATTGCGTATTGACATTACTATGATATATACTGCTATGGGAGGTAGTCAAATGGATACAGCAAAGAAAGCAGTAGTACGCGGTATCGCGTTACCTTATCTATTGGCGTGGCGTACTTATCATGGTTTGTCACAACGGGAACTCTCTGAGAAGTCGCATGTCACACAAAATACTATCACTCGTTTCGAAACAGGCATACAACATGCGCGTCCTAGCACGATTGAAAAGCTCGCGAACGCATTGGGTGTTGATCGCACGACACTGGTATCGAAGCAGCCACATATAGCAAAGAGGAAAGCAGAGACGGCATAACTTTTGTGATTCGCCAAAAGTTTTATGCGATTGTAAGAGATAGGTTTTTAGGTGATCGCCTAACAACCTCACAGGAAAAGGACATCATACCATGAGCACTGACGATAACTTTACTGACAGCGATAAAGTTTCACCATCTGAAATCAAGGCAACCGACACGCCCAAATGTCGCTATGCACGCGCTCGCCAAGATGACAGCGCATCCCCTTGGCTGATCACGCTCTGCTATGACTACCTGCCACTGGGAGCACACATCAGCATCACTACGGAGTACATGGGTGATTACTTCCTGCCTGTGGTCTGGGATACGGCGCCATACGACAAATTGGAGCAAGAGGCAGTGGCGTATCAGATCAGCGAGGTCGCACTTGCAGGAATATTCACGACCGCGCATTATCGCGCTGACGATGACCACGCACTCTATGCGGTCGATGCACAAGGCTATGAGCATTTGCTCTGTGTGACAAGCGAGTGGGGGGATATTGGCGAAATCGCCTATGCGATGAATGCGACGTTCCCTGCTGGCGACACGGCAGCGTATCATGAGGCCGAGCGAGAAAAGGCACGCGCCCATTTTGCGACGTTCAGGATAGGACGGGATGGGTAATGAGCTATATCATCTATTCACGCACGCTTGCGAATGGTCTACAGGTCCACGTGGAATTAGGCAACGGTACCATGACACTTGCATTGCCGCATAAGGATTGCCCTGAGAGTGAAAGTGATATGCCGGATGTATCTCTTGCAGCTACTGTTGCGGACTTGCACGCGATGGGGTTCACAGAAAGCGGTGATGCTGCGCTCAATACGGCAGTACGGAGTATGCTGACAGGATTCGGCTATGAGGATGAATTAGAGTAGACACAAAGAGGTTATTGCCGCTATCAGCAATAACCTCTTCTTATGCTCACTTCCGATACTGGCAGATTTCTTATTATCGGTTATTGATCAAAAGCCAAGCCAGTGAAAATGAGTGATCATCATGCCAAGAAGTAGAAAGAATAAATTTACCATAATTGCATCTACTGATTGCTTTTTATCTTTGATCTCTTGGATTTCGAAATAGCGACGAAGGTCTGGATTATTCAACAAGACTAGCTTCCTCTGTATTAGCATTTGCTTCTTTCGATACCATTTCATGATTTCATACACCACTATGAAGAAAACAAGAGACATATTGAGCGGAAAAAGAATATCTAGGAAATCATGCAAGTAGAATAATATAAACTCAATAACTAGTAATGGAAAGAACGTGATGTATATGAAGTGCATCACGTATTCTGATATGTCGTATGGCTCTTTCATAGTTACTTCCCGTCTACACTAGGGGAGCTAACAATCCATTAGCTCCCCTCTTCTCTAGTCGATGATGTCCCAGCCCTGTTGTGCGAGCGACCCGTGTAGCATGCCCGATATCAGCATGATGGTAAATTCCTCTCGTATCTCAGGAAAGAGATCGCGTACAATCATCTGCACATCCGTTATAGTCATCGTGCGCTCAGGATAGCGTGTCATCATGTCCTCTTCTTGCTTGACCACATAGGCCAGCCATGTGGTGACAGCATCGCATGTGTAGATAGTGAGATGTGTTACTTCCAACATGCCGTTACGTGCCAAGCTAAGACACCCTACCGCTCTATCGAGTGCTTTTCTGACCTGTGCTAATTGCTCTGATTGTGTCATGTTGCCTTCCTCATCTGTTGACGTAGTACCGCATGCGCTATGCGGATATCCACCTCTTTATCACGCGCTGATAATGCATTCCAGGGAGTGATCCATCCAGGATGATCCGCAATATCTGGTTGCTCTAACGCCCACTCGATCCAGGTTTCGCGCACTAATCGCCCAAGCTCGTCGTCTGTCATGCTATCCCCCTCTCAGTCTGTGCTCTGCTCTGCGTTGCGTAGTCGTGCCATATTGCTTGCCACGTGCTCCGCATTGCGTGCTGCCTCTGCCAGCGTGATCCCCATTCCACTCATGAGTACGCTGCTATCTGCCAAGGTGCTCGCGAGCTTGTCGATGTGCCGATCCTGCTCTCGCACGTGGCGTAACAATCGCTATGCATCATCATTCGTGGCGGTCCCTGCCGTGATGCGATCCTCGATGGCCATGCGCTCATAAAAGCCAAGCATGTTATCCCTCTTTCTCAGCAGGTGGTTTATCCCATGTCTGCTCAGGATCGGCGGTGAAATGGTCAAGCCGTTGCAAGTGATGCGGATACGGCACATCTTCAGCAAAGAGCATCGGTTCCAGTGCCACAAACAAACGATGCAAGAGATCGTACTTAGCCTGTGATTGTATGAAGGTACGGGTAAATGCCGTCACAGGAAACACGTTTTCGGGGCTGTTTGGTGTCTCTAGGGCGATTAATGCTCTGATGGTATCGATCGCCATCATGTGACCACGTGCGACATTATACGCCCCAGGTGAAGTCACATCGGCATTCTCTTCTGCTTGGTACCGATCGGTTTCTCGCATGATGTACGCCCGTATCTGGTGCATGCGCCAGATCTCACGTGCTGATTCCCATTGCTGTTCTACCGTAAAGGTCATGGTCGTTTCGCCTCGTCAGTCTCAGCAGCGACCGCTCGCGCCTCGTCTCGCATACGCTTGACCATCATCTTTGTGACAACATCGTACATCATATCATTATCCATGTATTTCGCCTGTTGCTCTGCCTTGATGGTGAAGCTGCCAGCGATCGCGATCCGTGCCTCTATCGTGACAGATCCGTCATCTTGCTCTACCGCTTGCAGATCGATGCTGCCTACGTTGCGTGCCCATAGTATCCTGCTCATGATTCCCTCTCTTTATGCCGCTTACTCATGATATGCAGCCGCCCTGCCTGCCAAAGCACAATTACCTTCCTGGCTTTAAACGATACACCTGCTCCACAATAGTGTTTTCAAGCAGCCATTGTTGAAACACCGCATAGTCGATGGCGATCGCGTTGCCGAACTTCGTGGATGGCAGCGGATTCTTGCGGATCGTAATCCACGATCGGATTTTGGTCTCTTCGATGCCGGATAACCGCACAAGCTCTTTCAGCGTGATCATATGCGCGATGGATGCCTGATCGGGAACGGACTGATCGGGCTGTGTCATCATGGTGCCTGCCTCTTTTCTGTAGTCATACTGTTGACTATCAACTAGTATACTCTTCGCGCATCAATTCGTCAACATAATGAGGTTATCTGAGCAAATAGTTTTATTTGCCTAACAGTACCATTGACAGATACAAGTATGTCGTGTAAGCTACTCTCATCACAGAGTGATGACCACAACGAAAAGGAAGTAGCAAGCATGCTGGTACTACGGCGCAAAGAAGGCGAGTCCATCATCATGAATGGCGTCATCAAAGTGACCATCCTGGCAGTCGAGGGCGATCGCGTCAAGATCGGCATCGATGCCCCACCCGATGTGATTATCGTGCGCGAGGAACTGCTCAACGAGGCAGAAAACAGTACACGCCACAATCCCCCACACGCCATCCGTATCCCCGCGATGGCAGCACCCGATCGCACCATTGCCGACCATCACATCTATGACGAAAAGCAGAAAGAAGGGACACCTGAGTGAGCATCGCACTAGACAATCCATCATTCATCGGCACCATGCGCGAAGCCGTGAGCGACGCGCAACCCAAAGCCATCACCATGAAAACCGTTGGCCTCCCTGGTTTCGTCAGGTGGTTCTTTCAGATCTTCGCATTGGTGATCTACGGACCTGATATGTACTTCAGCTATCAGATCTATACCAAAAATGGTGAACTGGTCGCGGGGGATATCTTTCATGCCGCACCCGCGATCATCCTGTTTGCCACACTCAGTGCTGGTACCGTTGGCATGGCGTACCTGCTGTCTGTCCTGGCTCCGTTCCATTGGCGCAAGGGGCATCGTACCATCGCACTCACATGCGGTATCGGCGTCCTGATTGCAACTGCCGTGACGATCCTCTTCTCCCTCGCCTATCGCAGCGAGAACCCTGTCACCTACGCATTCGATGCGACGTTACGGCAGTGGATCGGCATACAGAGCATATCGCCGATCCAATTCATCGCCGCCTTTGCCCCGCCATTCTGGGGCCTCTTCTGGGCCATCGTGCAGCCTACCGATACCAAGAGCGAGGCAGAGATCGCCGCTGACGACCCCGACGCCGTAGCCAAGATTCAGCACAAGGCAATGGTACAAACAGCACAGATCGAAGCAGCATCTAATCTGGCACAAGCCAAGGCAGCCGCCAATGCTCTCGCACGTGGCGCTCAGTTAAAAGGATTGATCAGCACAGCACGCGAGGCAACACATGCCGTACAGCAACAGATCGCACCATCCACCATCGAGACCGCCAGCACGCCACCAGAGGCAGCACAGAGCATTGAGGAGAGTATCCCTGCTGTGACAGAGCAAGAGGTAGAAGTTACTGAGGACGTGATAGGCATACCTGTCATGAGCAACAATGTCGCACCGCAAACGGAGGCAGCGGTCTATGCACCCAAGCTCACGAAGATTGATGTCCGTAGCGCGTTCAACCAGATCGCCGCGAAAGGGGTGAAACCAACTGTCGAAGATGTTGCAGAGCACTTGAATGATACGGTTGCTAACGTCACCCCGTTTTTTGATGAGATCATGGCGGTCAAAACAGGCAGACGTTAATCCAAAATGATGCAACCGTTCACACTTTATGCACGTGCATAAAATCGGCATGACTGAATAATCACACAGAGAGCAGAGGAAAACATGACCATCATTACCGCATCGGAGAACAAAAAAGGCGGCGTCGGCAGAACCACCACCGCGATTAATTTGGGGACGATCCTTGCATCCGTGTATGGAGAGCGCGTCTTGCTCATTGACTGGGACGCCGATCGCTGCCTCACAGATGGCCTTGCGGGTGGTGCCTTCGATGCCCATGCCGCCAATCGTCTCAATATTCTCGATTGCATGGCTGATAGTAAGAATGGTTTCGATAGCGCCGTCGTACCATTCCCCATCGCACGCTACACAGAGGCAGCACACCACATGGCGACACTGATCGATGTGCCTTGGCAATCGGGAGGCAGTGTCGATATCATCACCGGATCGGAGGATCTGTCCGAGGCACCCGAACGCTTTACCACGATCCGCCAGCCTGTCGCCACCTTTGAACAATCGCTTCATTGGATGTTGCGTCAACCCGACGTGACCGATCGGTGGGATCGGGTGATTCTCGACATCGGCCCTGGCTGGGACATCACGGCGAAAACCGCATTGTTTGCCGCTGATGAGGCAATCATTCCTGTTGAACCTGCTTCACTCTCGATCGAGGCGTTCAAGCGTCACAACTTGCGTATCAGCCGAGGCAACACGGAACGGAAACGGGCGGGACTGCCAGGCCAAACCGTCATCAAAGGTGTGTTCGTTTCGCGCATCTCCCTCGCGTCGCCAGTGCATCAGCATTTTGCTGCTGGTATTCGTCAGATGTTGGCCAGTGGGAATATCCGCTGTTTCGACACGATGATCCCTAACAGTGACGCGATCCTCGCCGCCATGAGTAACCATACACCGGCATGGGGGCAATACCCCGATGATGAAGGGGCACAAGCGTACGCCTATCTCGCAAAGGAAGTGAAAGCATCATGACGATCAATCCACATGACGATCTCACACTGACTGATGATCTCTTCAAGCTCGAGGGAGCAAAGCCTGTCATGGGCACTGATATCGTCATGACGACGATGACCGGCATCACGGAACGGTCGATGGTGATGGGCGCTGCCGTCACTCCTATTACGCAAGTGAACGGCGTTCCTATCGGCAGAGCGGTCGGAACGTTACTCATGGTCTATGTGGCGCAATTACGTTTACCAGAGGACACAGTCCGACGTGGCTATGATCCGAATACGGATGAGACGTTCGACACGTTGCGGATCAGCATCGAACAAACCGATCGATGTAATCTTGATCCGTTACTCTGTGAAGTAACGGATGAGATGATCGACGTAGAAGGGATCGCCCGTCCGATCGTCCTGGTACGATCAGGCACCCGTCGCTATCACGTATTGACGCAGATCGGCGCATCAGAAGCACTGATCCGCGTGTTGCCACGTGACGCAGATGCACGAATCGTAACGTTGATCTCCTTGATCGCCAATGAAATGCGTGAACCATTACCCGTGCTCGATCAGGCCGATATCATCGCCATGATGATTGATGAGTACGGATTGAAGCAGCAGGTCATCGCGCAACATGCGGGCTACTCGCAATCCAAGGTATCGCGCCTGTGGACGATCAGCAAACAACCCCCACTCATCAAAACATATGTCTCCAATGAAAGCATCGACTTTGCCACCGTAGAAGCGCTCAATAAACGGTTCAAAGAGGATGTCCAACAACGCGAATTAGCTGCACGGTATATCGTGCAAGAAGGGGGATCGATCGGCGTCAATGATCTCGCGAACCAGATCGCCCCCCCACCAGGAATCGCCGTCACAGGACGATTAGAGATGCGTGGCGATCTCGTGCATCTCCTCCCAATGGGACTAGCAGCAAGCAAGAATAGCGCATTGCGCTTAGTGAGCGATCGGAAAGATAAACCAGAGGAGCCGATCCACTATTGGAAGCGTGGCGCTCCTATTAAAGCCGATCCGACGCGCATCTTGAAACAACACCATGCGGTCATCGTGCAAGGCACATTCGAGGCACCGACGATCGGCGTCAAATCCTTGCACATCACCCAACTGCTGAAGATGATAAAAGGTAGTGAGATGGTCGATATGGCGGCATTGGAGGAGGCGATGCTCAGCGACCTACAAGCCATCCAGGAAGGCATAGATGCGATGCCACCGCCAGCAGAGACAGAGGATGCAGAGGGGGTGATTGTAGACGCAGTAGCAAACTAGTCAGCATTGATAGAAACAGGCTAGCGATCCTCCCAAAGCCTCGCTAGCCACATAGCCCGATTGAGGAGCTACACATCATGGTACCACAGCCCTACATCTTTGAATCGCCATTCGCGCTCGTACCCTTCACCTCAGCAGATACCGCCGTTACCATCGTACCAGAGCCGTCGCCCGCCATTGACATGACCAGCTTCACTCGCGCCGATCTCTGGTTGCTCTATCCGCATGCGGGACCGTTCCCTCTCGACAATCTCACCCTGTTGCAATATGATTGTCTTGATTACTGCATCACCGCATTTGGTTGGTTCACGATTACCAATGGGGTTGTCAACCCTACCGCTGCCTATCGTGCTGATTGTCTAGCACAAGCGGCAGCCCTCCACTAGGAAGTGAGACACAATGGAAGACATCATCACCGATCCGATCGAAGTTGCCAAGACACTTGAAAACATTCCGACGATCACGCCCGATCGGATGCACTGTCCGATCTGCTTTAGCCCGATGATTCCGATCTCATCACAACTGTATTACTGTGACTACTGCAATTCAGTTGGCAAAGTTACAGGCCACACGAAAGAAGGGAAGATGTTATGGGGCTGATCACGGATACTGCGATCATGGTCGCACGACAGCTAGCACCGATCATCACGCCATAGAGTCTGGCAGTAATCCATGAGCGGTAGATCATCACGGTCTACCGCTTTTTTGTGCTCAGAATTGCGACGGCTTGACGAAAAAACTGCCCTCGGTCGCGGCGATAAACGCGCCCGTCGTCTCGAAACGGTAGTAGTAATAGCCCTGCTGTGCTGCCAGGATATCGACATAGTATTTACCAGTGGCACTCTGTATCAAGGCAGCATCCACGCCATACACCAGCGATGTCGCCACGCCGCTCTGATTGCGGTATCGACACGTGACGGCGCTCACAGCGATGTCTACGGTGCCATTCGTGAACTCAGCAGAGATCCGTACGAGGGATGTTTTGTCATAGCTGTTGGTCATGCAATTGCTCCTAAGCTATCTAATATGGTCATCACGACTGCCGCGCTATCGGAGAGTAGGCAGATCGCGTTCGTTGGTGCATCGGAGATCAGGCACATCACCGCATTGGTAGGCGCATCGCTCACGATACACACGATCGGCTGTGTCATTGCCGATAGGGGCAGTGTTGCGGGTATGGCTCTGCGCTGAATCGTGAGCAAAGGAACAGCAGCGGGGATCGTGCGTGTGGGCGTCGTCAGAAAAGAGAGCGGCATCGCGGCTGCCACGATGCGCATGTTTGTGGACTGCACCGGCAGTACCGCGCCGATCGTGCGTGTTGCTATCGCCAGTACAGGCAGTGATGCACCAACCACGCGGCTATTCGTCGCCATAATGGGCAATGCGGCTGGAACGATGCGTGCTGCCGTGCCAAGCATCGGCAGTGCTGCTGGTACCGATCGCTGCCGCATTGACTGCAATGGGACAGCGGCAGGAACGGTGCGTGTTGCTGTTGTCAATATAGGCATTGATGCTGGTACATTGCGCGTCGCGGTCGCAAAGAGCGGCAGAGCGGCAGGGACAGCACGGCTTGACGTGGCCAAGAGCGGCATCGCTGAAGGAATGGACCGCGTGAGTGATCCCGCCAGAGCGAGCGGCATCGCAGCGGACAGCACACGGCTATTCGTCGCAACTACGGGCATCGATGCTGGTACATTCCGCATTGCGGTCGCTAACAGCGGCAGAACAGCGGGGATAGTGCGGCTAGTGGTTAGCAAGAGCGGCAGAGCAGCCGCTAGCGATCGCGTGGATGTCGCCAGTACAGGCATGCTAGCAGGTATTGATCGCGTGGAGGTTTTCAAGAGCGGCATCGCTGCGCCGATGCTTCGGCTATTCGTGCTGAGTAGGGGCAGAGCAGCAGGGATAGATCGCGTACTAGTAATGAGTAGTGGCACTGATGCTGGTATAGATCGCGTATTCGTTGCGAGTAGTGGCACTGTCCCTGGAACGTTGCGCGTCAAAGTACTCAGTAGCGGGGAGCTCGCAGGGACAGATCGCGTGGCGGTACTGAGCATCGGCATCGATGCTGGTATATTGCGCGTGGTAGTTGCGAGTAGCGGGAAACTAGCAGGAATAGATCGCGTGGTGGTTTTCAGCAGCGGCATTGATGCTACTATGTTACGTGTAGAGGTAGCTAAGATCGGCAGCGCCGCTAGGACATTGCGAATAGAGGTAGCCAACAGCGGCAGAGATGCAGGTATTATTCTGTTAGGAGCATAGCCAGGCGTGACCACCTGCGAGGTATTGCTACCAGTGGTGACGCCCGATCCTTCGTTCCACACCATTGTCGCCGCGCCGCTCGCAGAGCCATTGGTCGTGATGTTGAGCCAGATATCGATGTAGAGCTTATCGCCTGTGACGAAATTGGCTGATGACAGACTGACCGCAGTAGCCGTATACGTGGCACTGACCGTGGTAAACGCCTGCGCAGCGAGATTGTTACTCCCAATGAGCGTATAGACACCAGCATTATATTTATAAAAGCGCGTGATGATATCGGCGGTCGCGGTGCCGACGCTGATATGCCCTCGCTGGGTGCTCTGCCAGTTGCCAGCGATGATCTGCTGCCCTTCCATCGCAGTCACATCGTAGAGCCACCCATGCCCCGAGGGAGCACCCAAACTGCCAGCACCCGCCCATGCGGTAGCCGTCCCAGGGGCATAGATTTCGCCGTAGCCCGTGGATGTGCCAACCAGTATCGTCTTATTGGTGCTAGTGCCAGCACCCGCGACGATGATCTGATTCGCCGTGGCTATGGTGGTTGCTGCCGTATTAGTGAGGTACGCGGTCAGTGCAATTGCGGTCATGCTTACACCGCCTGATAATCATTCGTGATGGTGCTCGATCCATCCTCAGCGATGAAATGATAGACCGCCATATTATGCCCGTGCACGGTCTCTTGATAGCCGATGCAGTGAATGGTGCTGTATTTTCGTTCGTCGTCGCTCATGAGCGCGATCGAGCGTCGCCGAAAGAAGATCGGCCTCGCATGGACGGGTAATAGCACCGTATGCACGGGCAGGCATGGCAGATAAAACTCGACCGTGGTGCTCTCAGCGGACACAGCGACGGGCATCGTGGCATAGGCAATTGGCCCCACGTTGCTTGACGGGACAAGTTGCAGTACCCGCGATCGACTCAGATCAACATCGGCGAAACCATGACCATCGGGAGCAGCATCGTCAAATTCAGCGATGCTGCTGCCATCGTCATACGTCACACGCCATGTATAGATATCTAGCATCGGGTGGTATCCCTTCTCTCGCATGGTATTGCGTTCTCAGTCAGCGATCACGCCTCGTCGTAGGTCAAAACCACATTCGGTAATGCAGCGACACCAGCGCCGATGATGAACGTATTATCGACGGCTGCCACGATAACCGCCATCATGCCGTTTGGTCCGGTGCCTGATGTAGCGACGGACGTATTATCGTACTGCGCAGCGGTCGTGCTCATCAATGTATACCCCGCTGGCACCGCGCCATTGCTGCCCGATGCTGCCGGAAGGTTGCCCACTGCTGCCTGTGCATAGCTGCCGACTGCTAGCGCCTTCCAGTGCAAGAAGAGCCCTGTCGATGCTGCCGATGCGAGGGAGACGCGCCTATTGGTGATAGCCGTCGTGCCAGCAACCGTGACGCTCAACACGATGTTCTTGATCCATGTGTACGCGGTACCTGTCGCGGTAGGGATCGGTGTCGTGCTCAATCCGCCGATCGTATCTTCGCGATTCCACTTCACGCCGCCTTCGGCGTTGACCCAGGTCGCGGTACTACCCGTTGCGAGTTGTGCTTGCGAAGTAGCTGCTGCCATTACAATGTTCCTGCTTTCCTTTTTTAGAGCGCGTTCGTGGGGACCGTTTGTGTATCACGCAAAAACTGATCGGCCATCGGGACCGGTCCTGTACCAGAAAGGCCGGATCGGGGTAACGCATCGACCGCCGCCTCGATAAACATGCTGAGAATGGACGGTGCCACGTTGAAACCGTGCGCTTTCAGAATCGTCTCTGCCGCGTTGACTGCCGCCTCTTTGCGTTGTGACAGTCCGACCGTGGGCGCGTTGCCCAGGCTTGATTGTTCCACGCCGTGTACGACGGTGGAGACGATCGCTTGAATCATCGCGTACTTGCGGACGGGCAAGTGTGCTTCGAACTGCTTGTACAGCGTGGCGACGATCCCACTAGAAATAACCAGGGAAATAATTGTCGCAATGACCTGTGCCCATGCGTTTTGTTGGATCATAATAGCCTCCTCTATCGCGCCGCCTGTAATGCCGCTAGCGCGTCTAAATAGTGGACAATGACATCATGTGACTTCGTATCGACCGGCACCGCCTGTAATGCCGCTAACGCCGCTCTAGCCTCATTCATTTGGACCTCGGCTTTCATCCATTCGTCGGTCGTGTCCCCTTCCCACAATTTCGCCATGTTGACCGAATAATAGAGGACATGACCATGGAGAAAACGTTGACGAGTGATGGTATCACCCGACCATTGAAAAACATGCTCCAATTCCGCGGGAATCACCGACGCATCCCATGTTGACGAAAGGATATGCTGTGCGAAACCAAGTATCACGACATCGGTCGTGCCTGGGGCGTGCAATTGCGTACCGTCCCACTGCCACCCGTCGGGTACATGATTCGTCGATGGCACGGGCACCGGATCGGGTGGCACAGGTACGGGCACGGCAGCCATGTTGAGGATCAAAATTCCACATGGTATCGCCGCCGCTAACGTGTCCCAGGTATAGATCTGGTTGTGATCGTTGGCTTGCGGGTTGTCACCATCAGCGCAAATGTAGCCGCGTGGCTCTTTATCAAGGATGGCGATCGCGTGGTAGTGCAACCCTTGCTCATCCGCCGCGCCCGTCACTGCATCGCGTAATGCTTGACCATTAGCAACCTGCAACACAATTGGGCGCACACCCGCATTGTGTTGCAAGACGGTACGCACGTCGATCGGAAGCGGCTCCTGATAGTCGTGCTCGTATTCGATCGCCGCGCCTTGCACCTCGGCAGCACGGGCTAATCCCCACAGCGTCGCCGCGCCATTTGCCGCCGCCCAACCGCGTGATTGCATGTCGTGCGTGATGTCATTCATTAGTGCTTGGATCGCCGCCGTGGAGACATCTCCACGCCGTGCGGCTTGCACCGTTTGCGCGAGGCTCACTTGTCCACAGGTGCCATGCCACCCGTACGCGAATTCGGACGCATGCCCATACGCATAATTCCCCATGATGTCTAGCCCTCACTTATTGGTGATTTCAGTGATATCAGTAACGGTGTGTCTTCGTCGTGGTCCGATCTCTTTCTGCCGCAATACTGCCATTTGTTCAAACAAAATGTTGATTTGAACGCGGAGCGTCGCAACCTCGGCAGCGTTTTGTAGACGCATGGTGCCAATTTCCGCGCGTACCACCGTGACCTCTTTTTGTGCCGTGAGCAATTGCTCAGAAAGATGAGCAATAGTGGTATCCCGTTGTTTAAGCTGCTCTTCAAGATAGCTGGTCCGATCCGCGCCTTGTTGCACTTTGACGGTCAATCGCTCCACTTCTTGATCTTTCACTTTGGCGTAACTCATGGCGTCATTCGTGATGCGTGATTGCTTTTCGCTGTCGTCGTTGCGCGAGGCAATCATGTTGGCTTCGTGTTGCGGAATAATCTGAAATCGTGTTACCGCTACGGAGAAGAATCCGCCGATCACCGCCGCGCTAATGACGCCGATGAATGCGATGATCGGCGTCAAGGCAATATCCAATACCACCATTACGGCTCCTTCGCAGGCACATGCAACCAACCACGAATAATGGTAGTAAATCGTGGAATCATCAGCTTTTCTTTTCCTGGGTACATACGCGAATACACGTATATGGCCAGGAAATGACAGAGAAGAAATACCAGCCAGACGAGCGACGCAGTAAAATCGATCCCTGTGGCAAACACGATGATCGTCCGTATCGTGAGGTATGCCGCCGCCAGAGCGATCATCCCTGCCATTGCGATATCGCGCAACAGCAACAGATCGGGGCGTGTCAATGATTGAAAAATCAGCACAGCGCTACTGACGAATAACCATCCCCACACATTCGGACTTGCCAGCACACCGCCTATCGCGACGACGGTGAAACGACGTGCGAAAAGCAGAAAGTTTAGCCCATACCCGCCATAGAGCAATGTGACTACAGCGAGGTAAGCGCGGTAGACTTTAGTGAGATCTTCTTTATCCATGTCCCGTGTCCTTCGTTATTTTCTAGGCACCCCGCAAGAAGATCCCCACCATCCCCGCATCGGTTTGATGTAGTGCGTAGCCCAGCCGATGCACCTTCTTGCGCCCCACGATGGCACGCACACCGCCCATGCCGTCACTCGTCACCCATGCACGTTTCTTGATGTGTGCAGCCGTGGCAACGCGCACGCGACCGCACAGGGCTATGGCCAGGGCTATGCCTTCTGCGCCCTCAGCATCCCCGATGCAGAAGCCACCGCCAGCACTGACGATCATGGCGAAATCACAGCCATCATGGGTGCAGCGTGTCAGGGTATTGTCATCATTTGGACAGACCACCGTACCAGCGGCATAGGCGGCATCGCTCGGATAGATCTCCGCATAGTCGAATGTGTCGAACGTACCGCCGACGCCATAGTTGTAGCTACTATTGGTCGTTTTCACATTGGTCCCGCCAATGGTGAAATCACCGTTGGCTTTCATCTCGGCGAGCTTGGCACCTGCAAACGTGCGAAAGCCGAGCCAGCTATCACACTGGATGGTCCCAGGAGTACCATGTATGCCGAGGATGCCCGTCACGCCAAGATACCCGGCGAGAAAACTATTACCAGCGCCGTCTACCTGGAATTGCGTCAGGCTGACCGTCCCACTCCCGCCCAGATTGGCGGCGGCGTTGGCATTCGCGGCATAGCCTGCATTCACCGCATAGTTGGCATTGGCAGCGGTCCCTGCGTTGGTGGCGTTAACTGCATTGGTGGCGTTATCTGCCGTGCCGTGTATGGCCCCTGCTACAGTCATAGCGCCGGAGAGTGTGGTAGAGGCAGCCGAGATAGCCAACGTGCCATTACCAGCACCCGTATTGCCGCCCGATGCCCGTAGCCGTACATCGTAATCGATGGCATTGCCACTGCTATGCATGTCGATCGTGGGGGCATTCACCGTGCCTTGATTGCCCATTTCGATCCCCGCATTGACGGCAGTGAGTGAGAGCGCCCCCACCTGTGCCGAGGGGTTGGCAGCACTAATCGAGAGCGCACCCGTCATGGTGCCACCGCCACTGGTGATCGGCGATCCGCCGCCACTATACAGCGCGTTGATCGCATTGGTGGCGTTGACGATCCCGTTTTCAATGTTGGTCATGTTGGGTTGTGAGAGCGGCGTGGTGCCAGCGATCCACGCCGTCGCGGTGTACGAAAGTGGCATCGCAGATCCTCCAGAAAATGCAGCAGTCATAGGAATGGAACGAGTATTGGGAATAGTCGATGACGAAAAAGCAGCAGTGAAGGGGATCGGGCGTTGATGCACACCAGCGCCGAATGCCGCCGTCATCGGAATGGAGCGCGTCTGAAACATCGTGGAGGCGTGTCCAACGATCGTTCCCATCATTGGCTGATCGACACCCGCAATCGGCTCGACGCTGTTGATGTCACCATAGTTGCCGACATTCCAGTACCAGCTATGCACGCCGTTGGTATCAAGGAAGGTCAGCGTATTGTCGAGCATCGTTGCCCATCGACTATCGGACGTGCCACCGCCTGTGATGCCCGTCGCAGTGCCACCCGTCCACAACGTCGGCACGCCTAGCTCGCCAACGACACCGATCGCACTGTTGGCTTTGAGCCACGTCACGAACGGCTGTACGCGGGTAATCATGCCATTGACCCCAACGCTATTCGTGCTGAAATTATTGGGGCTGTATTGGCCATAACCGGATGGATCGCCAGGGACATCGCCATAGACATGCGCCTGATACCAGAGGTTGCTCCCAACGTAGGGGGTAAAGCCGGTATACCTGTACGGCTGCATATCGGGACCGCAGGTCGTGATAATCGGTTTCACCGTGTCGATGAGGCGTATCGCGGTGATAGCGGCTTGCGATGCGGTAGGCCAGTCGAGGGTATGCCAGGGTTCATTCATGAGGTCATACGCAAAAACGGTGTTACTCGTCTTATAATGCGTGGCCATGCGCGACCAGAAATCCGCGAACGCCGCATAGGGGAGGGTGCTACTGCCAAGCGTATCGGATCCTAACGGATATTGGCCCTGATTGATGAGCGTAAACGCGATGTGCTGGCCATTGCGAGCGGCAGAGCCAACGAACGTATCCATATTGGCAAGGTACGTCGCATTCAATGCGCCTGATAATGTCGGTTGCAGTGCCTCCCAACGCAGCGGGACACGGAACCAGTCGATGCCCTTCGCATGGTAATAGTTCATCTGTGCTTGGCTAGGGAACACATCACTACCACCATAGCCGCCCTGCCATGCGCCGAATACATTCGCGCCTCGGAAATAGCGTGCTGTGACCGCGCCAGTCGTGCCACTAAATGCCGCCGTCATAGGAATGGATCGTGCGAACGAGGTGGCACTGCCCGTGCCAGGGGTGATGATCTGCGTCGTGCTGTCGCTATCGGCGTTGCAGATAAAGTTTGCCGTGCTCGTGCCAGTGGCATTGGTGGTGATATTCAACGTCACTTGTACGTACAGTTTGCTGCCGCTGTAGAATACCGCATTTGGGAGAGAGGTTGCGGCAAAGGTGTAGGTGGTATTAGAGGTCGTGAAACCTTGCGCGATGAGCGACATACTGCCGATGGACGTATAGACCCCTGCGCGGTACACAGAGACGTTGAGGATCAGATCGGCGGCGATGCTGCCTGACGACACGGAGCATTGCAGCGTGGGGGTCCAATTGCCAGCGACGATCTGCTGGCCTTCCAATGCGGTCGTATCGTAGATCCAGCCATGCCCACTAGCAGCGCCGATACCCCCCGCGTTTGGCCATGCCGCGCCACTGCCTTGACTGATGACCTCGCCATAGCCGGTCGATGTCCCGATCATCGTCGTGTTGGATGCGTTGCTACTGGCAGCAGGGGTGATGAGGCCATTGGCACTCGCTACAGACGACGCAGCGGTATTGGTCAGATAGAGCGTTAATGCGGTCATGTCCTGGCCTCCTTACGCCTCATCATAGCCAAGTAGCAGGGTTGGCATGGCAGCCGCATTGTTGGCACCTGCTGCATAGGTGTTATCGACGCCCAGACAGATGACGACCATTGACCCTGTGGGGCCTGTGCTGGCAGTCGAGACGGACGTATTGTCGTATTGCGCGGTGCTTGTCGTGACGGCGGTATAACCAGCGGGTATGGCCCCATTGCTGCCGGAAGCAGTGGGCATGTTGCCTGCCGCTGCCTGCGCATAACTGCTCACTGCCAAGGCCTTCCAGTAGACAGTGATACCCGTCGCGGTGGCTGCCGAATTGGAGATACGGCGATTGCTGATCGAGGTCGTACCACCTGTGGTAACGGAGAGGACCATGCTCTTGATCCATGAGAAGTTGGTGCCAGCGGCGGCAGGAAGCGGAATGATATTGGTCGTGCCATTGGTGGTATCTTCTCTGTTGTATTTGCCGCCCGTCTCGATGTTGAGCCACGTTGCGGAACCGCCGACGCTGTTTTGTGCCTGTACGACTGCATTGGCCATGATATGCCCTCCTTAAATGATGCTATCGAGTTGGAACTGAATGCTTTCCTGATTGACGATATGGGTATGGGAATAGAGCGCACGTGCTATCATAATACCACTATTCGGCGTCATCGTAGCGGTATTCCCTGCGAACCACCCGACTTCTGTTATCACCGTACCGCCGCTCTCGGAAGGGGACAGATACATCGTGATGAGGCCTTCCCCCGCCGCCGCGCCATTGGCCCACGCGGTCGTACGCTTGCGGAAGACTTCCGCCCCTAACTGTGTATCCGTCGCAGCGGGGGCCGTGCTGCTCGTGCCAATAGCGATATAGGTCACGGTGGTAGATACTGGCACGCCATTGATCGCGTCGCGTAACAAGTTCAGCCCGGCATTGGTGATGGTGACTGCTGCCATGATGAGACCTCCTAACAGGCAATAGTGGTATTGGCACAGAGTGTGGAAGGACCGCAGAGCGGACAGACGAACACCGTTGTGATCAGATTTGCAGTCCATGCGGGCCATGTCGCGGTAAACGGCGCAAGCAACGCGATCTGCTGTGAGACGCCGATATTGATCGCATTTGCTGCCTGCTGTGAGGCGAGCAGCGTGGCGAAAAATGCGACCCAGGTCGTATCGTATGGCCCCATAACCGCCGTGATCTGATACCAGATGTTGAGATTGTCTGATCCATCGGTTGCGGTAACGGACTCTATCAGCATGGAGGCATTGTTGAGCGCATGCGCTGGCAAGTTGACGGTCACGAATTGGCCCTGACTGAAGCCGCTCTGTCGTGTCCAGAATGTGAGGATCGTCCCCGTGGCGGCATAACGACTGATGAGTTGCGCAGCGAGAGCGAATCCGTCCGCCGTGCTTTGAATCGTGGCATCGGTCGGGCCACTTTCGACAATCCCTGTCGTGCTCTCTAACGTTGCCTCGGTGGTGATCTGTCCAACGTCAGAGGTAATGACCACCGTCGCATATTGCCCCGTATACGTGACACTGAGTGTATCCGTGCTGAGGAGCTTTGTCCCTGCTGTATCTTGTGCCAGAATGGGATCACCCTTTGCCCAGTACCAGTCATAGCCCGATGTATTGACACCCTTGATGCCTTTGGTTTTCGCAGTGCCATTCACGGTGATTGTCGGAACCGTTGCGAAGGGATAGCCCATGGTAAACGCCGTCGCGGTGCCATCGCCTTTCCGTGTCTCGGTCTGGCTTGCCGTCTGCGCTGTGCCTCCCAGGACGTATTGGGTATTGCGATAGTTCGGATTGCCACGTGACACCGTGATTTGTTTGCTATGGTCGATCTGCGATCCATCGATGATCGTGGGATTGACGATGGCACTATACGGCACGAAATACAATTGCTTGAATTGGTCGATCTGCCAATAGAAGCCAGCACGCGCCGCCAGGGTATCAAGTGCGCTGGCTGCCGTGACATAGTTGAACGTTTCATTGATCGTCGGCCCTGCGTTGATTTGCCCAACCGTGACACCCTCGCTGGCCAGATAGCGACTCACGATATCTGTGACGATCGCACCGCATGTTTGGCTGTTGTAGATGCCCACGATGATGCGTTTATCTGCGAGGTAATGCTGGTCGATGCAGACAACATCGTGCAGCAGATTTGCCATGTACCCAGGCTTGGCTTCCTTCGGCTGTGAGACATAGCCACTAAAGATCAGCAACCCTTTGTTGTCATAGATAGCGGTGGCTTGATATTGCTGTACATGCGTCGCGGTGGTCGTGCGGAGCGCAAAGGACGCCTGTGAGCGGCGTCCTATGGCACTCATGATGTTGAGTGAGCCAGCCAGGGGAATGTACGGCGATCCTCCAACGTTGATGGTATAGGTGCCTGTCAATGGTCCGACGGTATAGTGCGCGGTGATGCGTAGCGGAGAGAGGGTGTAATTGTAGATCGCGATCTCATCGAGATAGCCGTCTTGCGTGTAGCTCCCTGCGTATTCCAGTGCTTGCGAGAGCGGGACGGCAGCCCCCGCACTGCTGGTTGTGACCGCACCATCGACATAGAGGATCGTGCCAAAGCTGTCTACCGTGATGACGACATAGTGCCAGCCCGATCCGATGTTGATCCAGAATTCCAGTGATGCCGCTGTGAAGGTATCGACGTTGAGCGTCACGGGCAGCGTGATGCCCCCCGCCGCCGTGAACCGCATGGCGGTATCCGTATCGCCGCTGATCGCTCCTGGCTGATTCAGCGTAGCACCAGACAACGCGGCATGGTAATTATTGCCACTGCTGTCATGCGCTATCATGCCGATCGTTTCATCAGCACGATAATACGCTTTCGGGTTGTCTGCCAGGACCGTTGCGGAATACAGCGACACCGTGAAACCTCCTTACAGCGTAAACCAGTTATTCCCGTTATTCGTCAGGCGCATCACGCCATACGCGGTAGTGATGGTCTTATTCGCCGCGCCGTCAATCGTGCCAGAGGCAGCAGTAATCGTAATGGTATAGGTATTCGCCGCGCCCATATCTTTGATGATGAGACCTTGCCCATTCAGACCGTTCGGATTCGGGATGGTGATAGCAAGCACTGCCGATTGATTGACGAGGATGAGGCTATCACTCAGCAATGCGGTATAATTCGCGGTGATCTGCACGATGCCTTGTGTTTGCTCGTCATAATAGCGACTATTCGCATGATTGAAGGTGTATTGGTTGGTGGATTGATTCGTAATGCGGCTGTACGAAATGCGGGTAGGGCCTGCTCCACTCTGCTCTTGCACGGCGCGGCGCTGATTCGTGCCGACAATATTATTGAAGATACAATTGCGGATCTCGATATTGGCAACAGGGCTATCAATCAGGATGCCATTGTCCTGATTATCATAAATGGTGCTACCGATGACCATGCTTCTGTCAGAGCCAGCGGCGAAATGGATACCTTCTTTATTCAGCGCTGCACGGGCATAGATGCCACCCTGGATGATGCACGGCTTGGTTACATACACGTTGTCTTGTGCAGAATCGGTGACGGTGTTGTCCAGTAAAATGAAATCAGTACCACTGGAAGGGGAGACACGAATACCCGTATTCAATGACGATCGGACCACATTCCCGATGATCTGACAGTGATTTGCGCCTTGTGCTAACACATCCGTGATATTAATGCCAAAACCATTATTGTAGACAAGATTGCCTGACACCACAATCGTATCCGTGTCGGTTATCGAGATGCCCCCCGCATCACCATTGGTGCTCGTCTGGCCTGAGCACTCGTTGCCAGTAACCGTGACATAACTCGATATCTGATTGCCGCCCGTCTCCGTCGTGCCGCGAACATTGACGCCTTGGATACCATTATTTGCACAGACGTTATTCGCGATCGTGATATGTGAGCATCCTTCACTGCCAACGCCGTCGCCTTGTGCCATCGTGGGACCGTTGCCCGTGCAGACATTATTGGCAAACGTGATATAGGTGCTTCCCAAGCCTTGCACGCCAGAAAAAGCACCACCTGTACACACGTTGCCAGAAACGGTGATATTGGTGCATATCGTATAGGGCGCGATGTCTTTGGCACGGATATAGATTTGATTGTCATAGTTCGCTACCATACGATTTTGCGTAATCATCAGATTGCTACAGCCGCCATTGGCCATGATTCCACTGACATAGCAGTCATGGATGTAGCAGCGAGTAATGGTAATATCGTCACTATTGGCCATGAATATTCCAGAGAGATGCGTATATTGTATCGAAAGCTGGGTGACATTGACTTTATTCCCATCGATCGTGATGTCAGAAATCGTGACATGCGCGACACTGCTGAGATTGAGTACGTTGGCATTGGTCCCTGCTGCTGCTTTCAGAATCGAGGATCGTCCCGCGCCAATGATGAGGCAATTACTCGGCACGAGCAGATCCGCACTGATGATGTAGGTACCGC